GCGGTTCTGCTGGTACAGATGGTGCTTCTAACTTAAGTAAATCTTCAGGTACAGCTGGTTCAAGTGGTACAACAGGTACCGCTGGTTTAGATGGTGCTAGTAGATTATCAGGTTCTTCAGGTTCTTCAGGTTCTAATGGTACGTCAGGTAACGCTGGTAACATCGGAGCTTCAGCGTTAAGTGGTTCTTCTGGTTCTTCAGGAACTGGTGGTACAACAGGTAATGCTGGTACAAACGGTTTATCCGCTAACTCAGGTTCTTCAGGTTCTTCTGGAACAACAGGTACTGCGGGTACTGATGGTATCTCTAGAATAGCAGGTTCTTCAGGAACCTCAGGTTCATCCGCAACTTCAGGTACTATTGGTACTGTTGGTAACAATGGTGCTAGTAATAACTCAGGTTCTTCAGGAACTTCAGGATCAACAGGTACAAACGGTAATAATGGTGGAAACGGTAACTCAGGTTTATCAGGAACTTCAGGTTCAAATGGTACAACAGGTAATAATGGTAATGCGGGTGGTAACGGTAACTCAGCTGTAAGTGGTACATCTGGATCTTCAGGTACTGGTGGTACAAACGGTTTACCTGTTCCTTCTGGTACAAGTAATGTATCAGGTACATCAGGATCTTCAGGTACGAATGGTACAAATGGTGCTGCTGGTAACATAGGTACTTCAGCATTAAGTGGTTCATCTGGATCAACTGGTACAAATGGTACTTCAGGTAATAATGGTAACAATGGTGCAAGTGGTAATTCAGGTGTAAGTGGAACTAACGGTTCTACTGGTACTTCGGGTAATGCTGGTGGTGTTGGTCTTGGTGGTGTTTCAGGTGTAAGTGGAACTAACGGTTCTACTGGTACAAATGGTGCTGTTGGTGGTAACGGTAACTCAGGTTTATCAGGAACTTCAGGTTCAAATGGTACGAATGGTACTTCAGGGGCTGCTGGTAACTCAGGATTATCTCAATTAAGTGGTTCATCTGCAACATCAGGTACAAACGGTACAACAGGTAACGCTGGTACATCAGGATTGAGTGCAAACTCTGGTTCTTCTGGGACTTCAGCTACTTCAGGTACTGCTGGTACCGTTGGTAACAATGGTAACTCAGGTAACTCTGGTCTATCAGGATCAACAGGTACAAACGGTACTTCAGGTAACAACGGTAACTCAGGTAACTCTGGTCTATCAGGATCAACAGGTACAAACGGTACTTCAGGTAACAACGGTAACAATGGTGCTAACGGTAATTCAGGTACATCAGCTATAAACGGTTCTAATGGTACTTCAGGTGCCGCTGGTAACTCAGGTGTTAACGGTGCTAATGGTACATCAGGTGCTAACGGTACATCAGGTACTTCAGGTGCTGGTACATCGGGTGTTGGTGCTAACGGTACATCAGGTGCTAACGGTTCAAGTGGTACGAGTGGTACGAGTGGTACTTCTGGTTTAAGAGGTACAAACGGTACTGCGGGTGTGGCTGGTAACTCTGGTTCTTCTGGTACTTCTGGTACTGATGGTACGAGCGGTTTAGGTGGTTCAAGTAAAACATCGGGTTCATCAGGTGTTGCTGGTACAAACGGTACGACAGGTGCTCCTGGTACAAGTGGTACTACAGGTGCTGCTGGTACAAGTGGACAATCAATTAGTGGTACATCAGGTATCAGTGGTGGTTCATTCACAAACCAACCTGACTACTTAGTTAGAACAACTGGTACAGCAACTGTACAAAGCGTTAGCTTCTTGAAAGCTGATATGACCAACACTAGATTGGGTATCAATAACGCCTCTCCTTCATTCACATTGGATGTTGGTGGTGATATCTATGCTTCTGGTAACGTTACAGCTTACTCGGATGAGAGAGTTAAAGAAAATATCGTGACAATTAGCGATGCCTTGAATAAAGTAAGAAGTATGAGAGGTGTTAACTACACGAGAAAAGATACTGAAGACAAATCATTACAAATGGGTGTGATTGCACAAGAGGTTCAAAAAGTAATCCCAGAGGTAATCTCTGTAAGAGAAGACAACGGACACTTAAGTGTTGCTTACGCAAACTTGGTTGGTCTACTTATCGAAGCAATAAAAGACTTAGACAAAGAAATTCAGAGTCTAAAGAAATAAGAAAAGGGGCCTAGCGCCCCTTTTTTATTTTCGTAATCCATTAAGTGATTTTAAAGCCCTTGTTTTGGCCTTTTCTTTGTCTATTCTGACATTTTCATCAATAAATGGATACTTTATATTACCAAGAGAAGAAATGATCTCTAAAGCGATATTTCTGGCTTGTTGTGCATAACCAACACTAACATATTCCATATTTGAATGCATGTTGTAATAACCAACCGAATAGTTGATACAAGAAAAGTCATGAAATGCACCAAGAATACTAACATCTGTGTATGGATGTCTACCCAAAGAGTAATCACCCATGTAATCCTCTAAGATTGGTTGAATTGTTTTATAAAAATCACCCTCTTCATCAAATAATTTAACACCATTACAGTAGTGTGTTACCCAATCATTTTCTGGGGCATCAAATTGGAGTGCGTAACCAACGTTTTCAAAGAACGTTTCATCTGAAAGTATTGAACCAAAACAACCATATTCTTCTGAAACAAAAAAAGCTGCTTTAAGTACTTCAGCACGTTCAAGTAATTCCAGGCAAACGTATACACCCGCCTTATTATCTCCACCACAACCAGTTCTTTTTTTGGTACCTTTCTCAACAGCATATAAAATGTCTTCATCATCCTCACGTTCAAGAATATCCATTTCAACAATTCTATGAACTGAATCGGTATGTGCGACAACACAAGGGTAATAATCAGCAACACCTTTTGTTACATAGATATTACCGTGCTCATCAATAACGTAATCTAAATTACTCTCATTAAGATACCTTGTTATTTTTGCTATAAGATATTGTTCTTGCCCACAATAAGTCGGGGTGGATAAAATATCCACTAATTTTTCTTTACTCATTAAAATATGATTTTAAATTTTCTGTTTGTATTGTTTTCTTTAAAACTTGTATATAGTCTGGTGCTTCAGCGTAATTACTATTTTTTAAATATATAAAATAATCTTCATCATTATTCAATCTAACACCTTTTAAATTATATTGTTGTAAATAACCCATATCAAGTACACATCTTTGCCACGTATCATATTTAGCGTATTTACCATTAGTGGAAATATTTGTGGTGTTTCTTGAACCTGGTATCATCATACCAAATAGGTTATTATTTTTCTTATAAAGCCAACTTGTAAAATGTGCAGATTCGATAATAGCTTGCGCCATTATAATATGTGGAAACTTAATACCGCATTCTTTTAACTCTTTAGCTAATTTTTCCTTATTAATCGTGTTACGTTCTTTTGCCCAATTAATATGGATATAATCTCTTTCATATTTAGTTAATGTACCACTTGTATACCTACCAATAAAAAAAGAACCAACCATCAATAAAATGGTGGTTCCCAGTGCTATTCTCATACCCAATTTGTTCTTAACAAATTTGAGTTGTTTTTCATCATATTTATAAAACATATTTGTTACTATTTTACATTATAGCAACAAATATACCTAAAAAAACTTACCAAAAAAACTTTTCTTCTCTTTTTTTTCTGAAACTTCTTCAGTCACCTCTTGAATAACCTCTTCTTTTTTACTTAAAAGTCTATCAACAGCGTCTATAACTGTTTGGGTTTTAATGGTTTTAGAACATTCAAAATGTCTTGGGGTGTCTTTGTGATCTGGGCACCATTCCCAATCACCTGGATTTAACCAATGTCTATTAAAACATCCGTTACAAACATCTGGATTAAAAATTCTTTCACAATCAGCAAACTCGGATAAAGGATAACTAAAACCTGAAATAAGAACCGTAGGTGTCCCAATTGCCCAAGATAACCAACTTAATCCACTACCAAGCCCAATAAAGGCTGATGCGTGTTTAATGTCAATCATTCGGTCAACAAGATCAATCTCCCCACCAGTTTTATCAATAACATTTCTTAATGTACCACCAAGTTTTGAATCATGCCAAGCATCACCCAATTTTTCTGACGTAATCATAACAACTTTATAACCATTATTATTCAAATGATCAATAACACCTTGCCACCCACCTGGATGATTCCAATATTTAGCATGCGCTGATGCATGTGGTGCGATAATAACATATTTACCCTCAATTCTACTTGGTTCATCAGGTACAAACACCTTTGGTTTAACTTCTGTATAATCAAGTCCTAAAATACATGAGCTACTTTCTTGTAAAGGGTGTTGTTTAAAGTCAATTGGTATTTTAGATTTAACAACTTCTTTGTTATCATAGAACCAACCAATTTTATACATCGCATATAAATCGATTACAGGTGTACCAGGTTTAACAAATTCAATTTCTGGGTACATTTGCTCAAACCATTCGTTATGGAATGTTGAACACAATACCTTACAACCGTGTTTTTTTCTAAACTCATCAGCATAAGGGAACCAAGCCATTGTATCACCAACAGCTGAGCTATCTAGGTGAATATAAACTCGTTTGTCTTTACAATCGTATGTGTGTTCAAAAACTAACTCATCAGTTTCTAATTCATACACTTTAATATTCCATTCAACAAAATATTCAATAGCACTTTTAGTCCACATATTATTTGTGATTTCAGATACGTGATGAACATGCCCAGTTTTATTATCAGAAAAAACAACCTTGTATTTTTTTGATATCGGGCCTTTAATTTCACATAAAGCACCATTCACAAAATGTATAATAAATGAGTTTGATGGCTGTTTGTAATCTTTTGCTAAGATTTCAGTGTTATTGTATTCGTTAATTAATATGTCCTTCATATTTTCTATAGATAAAATTGTTTATTATTAATAAGTCAACGACATCATTTTCCAGATGGTTAAACGCTTCGTTCGGGTGGCATACGATTGGTTCTTCATGTACATTGAATGATGTATTTAAAAGAACAGGTACACCAGATAATTTATTGTATTCATCCAATATCTTATAAAATGTTGGGTTACTTGTTTTGGTTACTATTTGTATTCTAGCTGTTTTATCTTTAGGGTGAACAACTGTTGGTATTCTGTCAGCCCATTCAGGTCTTGTATCATACAACATGGTCATAAACTCAGCTGTGTACCTTGATTTGGTGACATTAAAGATTGTATCGGCATGTTCTTCCATAACAGCTGGTGCAAATGGCATGAAATCGTTTCTTTGAAGCTTATTATTAATCTTATCATAGGTATCTGGGTTAGTTACTTCACCAATAATACTCCTATTACCCAAAGCTCTTGGACCATGTTCATACCTACCGTTGAAAACACCCATGATTTTACCCTCAGCAAGATATTTTGCTGCCAATTCTGGTGTGAATATCTCTCTTGAAAATTTGTTTTGGTCCCAATAATGCTCACCAACCTCAGCATCAGTATAAGATGTTCCCATGAACATGTTATCCAACTTAAACGGTTTAAAATCTGGTGTAAACATTTTATGCACCATTAAAGCACAACCAAGTGGACAACCTTCATCACCCATTGGTGGGGCAACAAACATTTCATCAACCCAATATAATTCGTTAATACGTTTGTTTAATTTAACATTAGCAAAAACACCACCAGCAACAGCAACTTTTTTAACATTAGGATACATGTTATGTAGGTTATTGAATACTTGTAATATCTTTTCTTCAAAAACAAGTTGTCCTGTGTACGCTAAATCAGCTTTTGTACCAAAAAAAACTTTAGACCCTAATGTTTTATAGTATTTGGTGTAGAAATCAACATACACTTGACCAAGTAATACATCTGATTGATCTTTATCTGTATGTATACCTTCGATATTGATACATTCATTGAATGCTTGATATGAAATAGTATCATGCCTACCATGCGCTGCCATACCAACAACTTTACCCTCATCTTTAAGTCGTCTAAAACCCAAAAATTCTGTTAACATTGCGTAATAATGACCAAAAGATTTTCTTGTTAAATCTAACCCATCAATATATTCTAGGTGACTGTTGGAACCAATAAAATATTTTGCACTATACTGACCACCACTTGCGTCCATTGTAACAACAAGTGTATCTTCGTCAAAACCACTCATATAATATGCAGTGGCTGCATGTGAATCATGGTGATCAACAAAAATAAATTTTTGTTCTGGGAATGGACCCAAATTCATACTTTCCCAAAATATTTTAACCTCATGTTTTGGGTAATAACTTGTTATGTAATCAATTGAGTTGGTATCTAAATTAAATTTATTAATAGCTTCAATAATTGATTGTTGTGGAAACCTGAAATAATTACTATAAAAATCTTTGTAAACTTTTACCCTTGTATGTCTTTCTTCCTCTAAGGAAAAAATTATTTTACCATCTTCTATTAAGCTTATACCACAAGAATGTGATCCAGCTGAAAGTCCTAATATTCTCATTGTTCTGTGTATTGTTTGTAAACCTCTAATAATTCTTTTGATCTGTTATACCATGATAAAGATTCAGCGTGTTGTATAGCTCTTTCACGGTATCCATCATAATTAGCGATAATGTCATCTAAACCACGTACAATTTCTGTGACCTTTCTAGGAGCTCTCCACATACCATTAAAATCAGTTTCCATCTCAATGGCCCCATTAATCGGTAAACCACATGCAGCGGCCTCTAATATCGTTAAATTAGGGTGTCCAGCTTCTAATTCAGATGGGTGCATAAAAATTGTGTGTCTGTGATATAAATCAACCAATTCATCTTGATTTGGTTCCCATTCGATTGATAATTTAGCGTAACCATTAACCCATGGATTTTCATTAAAGAAATTTTGGTTATTTCTTGGCCCAGCAATTGTAATTGGTAAATTTCTTGCCATTGCCGCTTGAATAGCAAAACCAAACCCTTTTCTATCATAACCATCCATACCAGCTAAACCGTTATTAGCCAAACATAATAATTTATGTTCTTTTGGTCTAACGTCTGATGGGTGGTAAAAATCTGTGTTTACACCATGCGAAAAATAAATCGCTTTTTCTGTTTCAAAATACGGTACCAAGAATTTACCTGGCATTAACGATACCTGTGATTCAAGGATAGCCCTATTATTTTGGTTAAAAACATACGACCCTTTACCGTAATAATATGCATGATGGTCATGTAACTGATAAATGTATGGTATACCTCTATCATGTAAAAAATGGCATAAATTAGCCATATGTACGTGAACAACATCGTATTCACCTGGTTGGATCTCATTGGCATATTTAATGTCAACTTCGTGTCCTAATAATCTTAAATTCTGGGTAAATTCCCATACTATTTTTTCTACAGCACCCCAATTAGGTGGTGGTACTGGGATTCCGCATCCTGGATGTACTTGACAAATTTTCATATTCTTTTTTTTGCGTATAATAATGCTAGATTTGTTTCTTTATGCACTTGTTCATAATTGACATCAAAACCATTTAAAGTAAATTTTTCAATTATATCTAATATTTTATCATAATTATCATAGATACTATGTAATTCGATCACCCATTTATTAGCTCTTTTCATTGTATCATCTGACATGTTAACTAACAGAGGGTATTCCCACCATTCAATGTCAACTTTAATGAAATCAATATGTGTTAAACCGAATTCATTCAACATTCTTTCTATGTTGTAATGACCTTCTTCATTTCTATCAGAAACAAAAGCTTTTTTTATAGTAACGTTTTCGTTTGTGTTTTCTCTTAAACATTCAACATATGTTTCATCACATTCAAATGAATAAACATGTTTTGCTTTACGATAATTCAAAGCGTAGTTGGTAAAGAAACCAACATTAGCACCACAGTCAACAACGATATCACCTTTTTCCACCTCAACACCATATCTTGAATACTCGTGGTCTAACCAAATCTCCTTAAAGACTGATTCACACCACCCAATATTAAAATCTGGGTGTTTAGTATTTAATTTATGTCCGTGTAAATACATTAATTAGTAAAAATTGCTGCGTAATCGTTGTCTTTATTCTTATCTTTTTTATCCACAATAGAATAACCTGGTAAATGTTTAGTATAGATCTTGTTAGCCATGGCACCGTGTAAACCAGCAACCTTTGTCATCCACAAATCAAATGCATCCCATTTACAATTATTAAATTTTTCCACAAAAGTAGGTAATTTTTCTCTATTAATCAAGTAGGATTGTGCTGGCGCAAAAATACTTAAATTAAGCATTAAATCCTCACGTTCACCACTATATCTTTCAGCACAGTAGTTACCAAAACCAACCATATCAACATTTTCTTCTTTAGCCAATTGAGACCATCTGATTAAGTTATCGTATAGTTCTTGGTATGGAGCATCGATAATAACATCACCTTCAAATACAAGTATGAAATCATATTTATCATTATCTGGTAAAGTAATACCATTCTTATGCGCTAAGAAACAACCATAATGTCCTGGTGATAATTTAAAGTACCCTGGCTCAGGCGCAACATCATGTGGTCTATTACATGTATCCGCTGGTGGTAACTCCCTATAGATTAGATTAACTTTTTGATAGTATTCAACGTTGTCAAAAGTATTAGCGAAATCTTTTAAAGAAAAAGCCGATCTTAATTCTTTGGGGTTACTTGATGGTTCTGTAACCAAATGTACAATTCTAATTTTAGGTTTAGACGCATCGTTATTAGTTAATAAATTAACACTGTTGTGATCACCTTTGTATTCAAACATACCGTTATTAGGTAGCTGGTTAATGATGTAGTTATTGTCGATTTCTATAAATTTACTTTCAATAAATTGTTGCGTATCTTTATCAAATGATTGGTAATCAACAGTATAAATAGCGTTTTCTTCTAGGTTATAGCTAACCATATTGTACCAAGCACCTCTACCAGTTACAGTGATTTGTTCTTCTTTTAATAAAGATCCGTTTTTATTAATCTTAATATTAACGATTCTACTATCAATTGAATTTGAAACTTGGAAATAAACAGCAAATGAATTAGGTATATTAGTTGGTAATACGGTAAAGTATTCAACTCTAGAGTAATCTCTGTGATGGAAATTAGTTGCAACTTCAGTTTTAAACTGTTCTTCACCAACCAATTCAATTTGATTCATTTTATCTTTGAACGCAAAATACATCATATTCTCATACCCATTACTAAATGAACCCCATTTAGTTCTTAAATTCTCATAATCTTGCGCACAGAATATCGGCTCAACAGTATTTAAATAAAATTTAGGTTTAATACCCATGAAAAAGGTTGTAACTGAATGTCCTTCTTGGTTATTCGGCATATCACCAAAATAAGCTGATTTTGTATCTAACACATTTGAAATATTATCCAAATAAGCGTCATTTTTAAGCACATAATCATAGTTAAGAAAATAAACCTTTTCCATACCCAATTCATTTGCCAATGCAGCGCCATTGTAATAGTTTGTATAGCAAGTTGGGCCGTGGTAAACATCATTACCCTCACCTCTTAGATTAACAAAGGCAAAAAAATCAGCCTCGCTGTATCTACTTTGAGAGTAATATGTGTGTTTGGTTAAGATATTATTTTTATCGTATATAGAATAATCAACCAAACTTTGTAGATCTGGTGAAATTGGTAAGTGTGATGTTAATATCACTTTTCTACCTGTTCTTTTAGCCGCTAAAATAGATTCAACTGTTGTATCAAAAACACTTTTTGTTGTTGGGTACGTTGAAATAATTACAGCTTCTTTTTCTCTATTAATTTCTTTTGTTTTTGGTTGGAATTGTATACCGTTATCAAGAACTTCTTTAATTAAAAGTGAATTTTTATTGAAATCAGAAAAATCTAAATACTTGATGTTATCAAATTTATCAAAATAATTCAAATAAACACCAAGGTTGTAAATTAAAATTGGTAGGTTCCAGGAAATTGCCTCACGAATAACCAAAGGCATTGTTTCTTTATCATTATCGGTACCTCTAGATGTAAATAAGAATAGATCCATCGCTTGATAGAATCTGTCAACATCTTTTCTTTCACCATGCCAAACAACATTCTCTGGTTTATCCTTCATTAAAGGTTCCCAGTAATGCGCAAAGTTACCAGCTTGATTACCAACAGAGTGGAAAACATATTCAGGTAAAGATTTAGCGTATTCAAAAAATTCTTTTTGATTTTTTCTTGGTGTAAATAAACCAACGTGTAATACGTGTTTTTTATTTGGATCTAAACCTAGATCTTTTAAAGCGTCTTCTCTATTTGGTCTTTGTTTATATTCAATTGGGTATTCAACAAGAACTTTTGGGATATCAATTGATTCAAATAATTTAATTTGCCAATCAGATACAAACATAAATTTGTCTGGGAAAAATTTCTTTTGTGTCGCATCATATGATGAATCGTGAGAAGTTTCTACGATAACATAATTACGATCTTTTTTGTAGATTTCTTTTGCAACCTCAAAATCCATGAAATATTCAGGGATTTCTTCTAAGTGTACAATATCAGGAGATACCTGATTAATAATATCAATCAATTGCATTTTGTTTTCTTCCAGAGTAAAGAATTTATCTGGTGCAACCATTGAAGTTATTTTATCTCTTTGTACAACCAACACACCACCAGTGTGGTTAGACCATTCAACAACATAAATGTCGAACGAATCTCTAAGTAATTCAATTTTTTTAGTTAAATACTGTGGTAAACCGCCTGTAGAAAGGTGTGGAGCGATGTATAGTAATTTTTTCATAAATATTTCTAATTAACCATACAAATATAGTAAAAAAAGAAACAAATATAAACAAAAAAGGGTGGAAAAAATCCACCCTTTTGTATTTTAATGTAACCCTTAAGATTATCTTAAACCTGTGATACCGAATTGAACGATACTTTTACACTTGATTACACCATAGAAACGGTTGTTAACCATTTTCTTAGCGTAACGAGTCATAATACCTTTAACTGGTGCAAAGGTGAATGGGTTGTACATTGTTGGAGTTAATTGCATTGGCACGTATGGTGCGTAAATGTAACCAGTATCCAATAATGATGTACCTTTGTGACCCATCAAGATTGTATCAGCTGGGAAGTAAGGATCACGGTAAACTTGGTATCTTCCACCCAATGAACCGATTCTTTCAATACCCATGTTATATTTGTCTTGCTCTGGAGCAGCGTTAGATACGTGGAAGTATTCTAAGTCGTCCAAGATAGCTGAAACCTCAGCAGAAACTACGATCCAGTTAGCACCACCTCTTAAAGTAGCTTTGTGGATTTGTGCAGAAACTTGGTTGATCGCAGTGATCAAAGTTTGGTTCCAATCTTTTTGAGTATAGTAACCGTTACCAGCAGTTATACCACCATTACCAGTTTGAGCTGAGTAATCCCAAGTCATTCTCCAAGCAGCACCTCTTCTTAAGTCTCTTAAGATTTCACGGTCAATCTCAGCAGCAACTTGCTCAGACAATAAAGCTGTTAATTCAGCTTCTGCATCAATGTTGTGGAACGCTGATACGTCTTGAGCTAATTCTGGAGACCATTGAGCTCTTAACTTTCTTTCGATAACAGAAACTGTTACAGATTGAAGTTCGAAGCTTACTTCACCCATTTGATCATTGTACTCTAAAGATTCGTATTCTTTAGCTGTTACAGTTAAACCTGTCAATGGTAATACTACAGAAGCACTATTGTTAACGATTGCGATGTAAACAATACCATCTGCGTCCATGATTGATTTACCATATTTTTGAGCTGGTAAATAGAAATCAAAGTCAGCACCACTAGTTACAGATGTAACGTTTAATGTTGACATAACTTCTTCAGCATTTTCCCAGTTATCAATATTTGCAGCGAAATCAACTTTGATAATTGAAGTTGTGCTTATTGGACAATTTGTAACAGGTCCAGCTACTTGTGAATAACCGCTAGTAGTTGATGAACTAAATTCCCATATATTAGCAGCTGTAGCACCAGTTAAAACTGTATATTGACCTTTAGAGCTGTCATAAAGACCATTCTCTCCATAGAAAGAATCATAAAGGTTTGTACTTGATGTTGTACCAGCAGCGTTTTGAGGTGTTTTTGGAATACCTGCGCTACCAGCAGCAAATGATGAATTATCTAACTTCGGAATGAAGTAGAATAATTTACCAATAGGTAAGTTTAAAGCTTGAACCGAAACGATTTCGTTAGCTAATAATTTTGAGAATACTCTTCTCACGATTGGGAATACCACAGTTTCGAAAGAACCTTCGTTACCTAAAGCAACTGATTCATTAAGCATGTGTGATGCTTGGTTTTCAAATAATTGTGCGATATTCTCTTTTCTGTGACCAGCAAGACCTTCTAATAGTCCTAAGCTGTCCCATCTGTTAATTACGTCAGTACGTACGCTTTTTAAGTGATTTAAACCTACGTTACCAACTTTTCCTGATTCTAATAATGCTCCCATTTTAGTATTTTTTTTTTTAAGTTTTTTTATTTATTATTTAATTTTTCCGATGATATCCAACATTCTTGATAATTGTGGATTTTGATAAGCAGTTGATTCATTTAATTTTGAAGAACCACTAGCTTTTGGACTTTCCATAATTTTGTCTTCAATCACTTGTTTTGTTGCTGTTTTACCAGAAACTAACTGATCTTGCAAACTGTTAAAGATTTCTCTTGACTCGTTTAAGTTTTTAGCTGAATCGAATCTTTTAAGGATATTGAATTTTTCATCCTTAGTTGTAGAGTTTTCAGTAATCAATTTGATCGCATAAGTTAAGTTTGATGAGAACAAAGCAACTTCTTGTAACTGAGACTTAAGATTTTTGATAGCTGATTTATATTCAGTTTCAGAACCTTTAAATTCTTCCGCTAAAGTTTTAAAGCTATCTAACTCTTGAGTCTTTTTATTATTTTCAGCCACTGTTTCTTGGTATTTTTTTCTCATAACTACCAAGCTTTCATGTAACTCTTTTTCTTTGTTTTTGTTTCCAGCCTTATTTTGTGTACTTTCTTGGATATCTTTCGTAGCCGCATTTTTGATCACACCATTTTCTTTAGATGGTTCCTCAAGTTTCTTTTCACCTGTTGGAACTGATCCACCTTTAGTAGTCATGTGTTTGGTAGCCGCATTTTTGATCACACCATTTTCTTTAGATGGTTCCTCAAGTTTCTTTTCACCTGTTGGAACTGATCCACCTTTAGTAGTCATGTGAGCTGTAGCTTCCTTAGCAACTTCGTTAAGATCCTCTTCTGAGATTTCAATCTCATACACTGGCTCTTCTTTCATTTCAACCGTTTCATCAACAATTTCTTCCATTGGTTCAGTTTTATACTCCTCATCATCAGTAGCTACTGGCGCTTCTTCAGAATCTTCTTTAGATTCTTCGTCTTCAGTTTTGGCTTTGATGTTGATTTGTACACCACCTTCTGGGGTTTGTACGATTTCGATCTCATCAGCAGGTTCCATAAGGTTGAAATGATTAATAACATCCTCATCTGATTTGTCGGTTAAATCGATAACCTCTTCACCATCTTGTGGTTCAGCAGGCATATCACCCATACCGTCATCATTATTTGCTGTTTGATCACCTGGTAGATTATCACCAGGCATGTCATCTGTTAACTCTTCGTCATTAACTTCCTCTAGGTTGTTTTTGACAATTTCTTCTAATTCTTCTTTAAGGGTGCTTTTCAACGCATGGTTAGCGTTTTTAGAAACAGCTTCTCTTAGTTCTTGAATTTCAGCTAGAGTTTCTGCTAAAATATTTGTCTTGCTCATGTTTTAATTTATTAAAAAATTATTATGATATATTATCTTAGTAATAAATACTATGAAAATATCAAAAGAACAAAAAAAATAAAAAAATATTCTTATTAAGTCATATTACACGGGGGTTAAACAAAAAAAAACCACCCGATGTGGATGGTTTTTAATACATTTTAAGGCCGTAACTTATTCAGCATTGACATCAACGCCTTCTGGAATTAAAACTCTAACAACTTTAGATTCGGCACAATTTAAAATTCTGTAATCACCCATGTACCCTTCCAAATCCTTGATAACATTAGCTTCTGCGTCTGTTATTGAAATTGCTTTAGTCATGTAATTTTCTTTAATTTTTTTAATTTTACCTGTTTGTTCGTCTTCAATCACAAATTGAATCGCTACGGTGTACCAATAGTATGTTTTCATAAAAAATATTTTTTAATTGTTATAATAGTAATAAAAATTTTTTAAAAAAACAACTTAAAACTTCAAAAATTTATTAAGATTAGCTAAAAAACTGTCTTCTTCTGGGGCTGCGCTCTCCTCAATTTCCTTTGGTTCACTCAAAACTTCGTCATATTTTTTAAAATCTTGTGGGTCTTTATATAAATAAGAGCCAGGTGTTGATGGTGAAGAAACAATGTCCCAACATATTAATTCAAAATCCCCTTGTACAACATTTTTACCGTTAATCTTTTTAAGACTACCAACACCTCTAGATGAAATACCTAACGTCATGCCATAACTTAAGTAATGTGCAACTAAATCACCATTACAAGATATGATACCACCTCTTCTAAAACCTTCAGATACTAATATTTCCAATTTACCAATAAGAACGTTATCTTTCCAGAACATATCTACTATTCTGTGCGGTGAACCACCTTTAAGTGATATAACTGATTCTTGTGGGTGATCTAATTCATGAAAACTAGAGTTGCGAGCAATAACCTCTCTATAGTTTTCAACCTCTCTTCTTAAGATGTCTTCTGGATATACTCTACCATTTCTGTTTTCAACACCATATTTTTGTAATGTGGCATAATAGTATATGGGTCCAGATAAATCTATTGAACCCTTACTAATTTCCTCATTTATAATTTGTCCTTGTAATACCTCAGATACTGAACCAGCATCACCTTCAATTAAGATACCAAAACCTTCTTCGTTTTCTTTTAATATTTTTATACCCATTTCAATAGATTATATTACATAAATATAATGAAAACAAGTTAAATACCGAGTTAATCGTTAGAAAGGTCAAATCCAATTCGCTCATCAGCAATTTTTTTGTTCTTTAATCGCTTAATAGTCTCATCATACGGATTTTTAAGGATATATAGTGAAATAAAAGTTTCTTTAAGATGTGCCATGGTATAACCATTAGTATCTTTAACTAATTTATCAATATCATATACTTTTTTATCCTCTTCATCCAATATTTCAGTAAAATAAATCTTTCTATCTTCTGCTGTTGGTTTTTCTATTTTATATTTCTTATCAAATCTGGATGGTCTGTCTTTAATCCTAGCTGGTATTTTCTCTAAATTATTCGTTGTTGCAACATAAACAACATTATCTATTGAGTTTAAACCATCTAAGAAATTTAAAAATACTTCCTCACCAAACTTTTGTATTACAAGATCAATATCTTCAATAACACAAAGTAATGGTCTTGTTTTCTCCACTTTTCTGACTAGTTTAGCCAACTCAACCCAATTAAATGGGTTATCAAAATAGATTGATAGACCGTTGTATTCTTTTAATTTATCAACTAAAAGATAAATTAATGATGTTTTACCACAACCTGGATCCCCGTGTAATATAATACCTCTTTTAGGTGTTAAGTTATATTTTTTAAACCTATCCACATTATCCCAAAACTTAATTAAATCACCAATGATTTCATTATGTGGTAGTGACGGCAGATGAAAAAATTCATCGCTTTTATAATTTAATTTTGAAACACCAAAACCGTTATTATCGTTATATATCATAGTATATAAACCAGATTCAACAGTAGCAATAGTTTTAAAGTTAAAAAAGAAATCTGTGTTGTTTATTGTATACCAAGATTCGATTGATGGGTAAATTTTATCAAAATGCTCTTTAAGCATTTCTTGTCCATCCTCTGCGGACATCTCATATAAGTCTTCTGGATCTAGCATTTGATTTTTTTGAAAAAAAGGTTAGTTTATTTTGCTCTAAAGATTCTATCATAAGATTAGACAATTCTTGCATTTTTTTAAACATTAAAGTTGAATTAAATTTTAATTTTTCCTTAGGGTATACCGTTAACTCAATGAACATAAAACTTTTTTTATCTAATGACATACCTGAAGCCCTTAAATCCAGATCGACAATGAAATTTTCATTAAACGTTGTTATGTCGATACCATCTTTTATTTTAACAATAATTTCTCTTCGCATTAATCTAATGTATGAATCGTAATTATCTATTTCCCTGGGTTGTACCCATGACTCAATATTTAAATAAATAGCGTTTAATTTTACGGCATCAATTGTACCGTATTTAACTCGAAATCTCTCGTCTGTAAAGAGTTTCTTTTCTTTCCCGAATTTGCATTGCATTTTGTTTTTTCATGTTTTAGTATATTTTATTATTTCTTCTTATAATAATAAGAAAAAAAGTTCATTAAAACAAATTTTAGATATTTATAATTAAACACACACATTATGAAAGTAGACATCAAAAAATGGTCTTTCGGTGAAATGACATCGAACCCAGACGGAAAAACATCTGTAACATCAACATCAGGCTTTATCATCGTAATGATTGGCTGTTTATCATTCCTATTAGGGGTGGTTGATAAAATGTTCATTGACAAGAATATGGACGTAATTAATCAAGCGGTAGCTTTTACTATGATTGGGGCTGCTTTAATTGGTTATAAAAACTATACTGGTCACAAAGTATCAATAGCAAAATCAAATGCTGAAGCGTCAGCTGCTACTGAGGATACTGCGGTTGAGGAAACCAAATAAGATATTCCGCTATAAGCGGTGTTTTAGGACCGTTCCAGTTATGGGACAAAAAAAAGCCAGGATTCGCTACCCTGGCTTTACTTTTTATGTTAAATGTGTGTTTACTCGAAACTTTTCTTTAAGTCAAGAACATTATCAATAACCTCTAAAGATGGTTTTTGATTTTTCATTTCATTTAATTTTGACCTAACTTCTAATAATTTTTTAACAACAATAATATCGTCAGCTTTATTTATGGTTTTTTCAACCATATCTTGAGTACTATCAATTAATGTGCTATAATAACCATTAATAGCTGATTCATCATTTTCTGCAAATAAATTTAAAACTTTAACTTGTTCTTCATTTAATTTTGAAATTTTATCGGCTAAACTTTCATTGATTTTATCTATTGACTCTTTTATTGAGACAATATCCTCATCAACTTTTGTTAAATGTTTAACTAAGTTTGTTTTATGTTTAACTTTATCAACCAATGATAGTTTTTTGTTAAAAACAAGCTGATCTATGCTTTCATTAATCACATTATTAACAATAACAATATTTTCGGTTAAAGTTTTTAACGCATCAACTTTTGTTAAATCAAAAGTTTTTAAATGTGTAATAGACTCTTCAACAAACTCTTTTGCGATATCCTCGTTTTCGAATTTTATTGTATTTAATAAGTTGTAAACCTCATTAAATTCTCTTAATACATTATTTTCTTTTAATACCTTAACATACATAGAAAAAGACTTTTTAAAATCTTTTTCACCTTTTTCTTGGTAAGTTTTTTCTAGATTTGAAAGAATACTTTCTTTTAATTGTCCAAACATCTGTTTAATATTTTTATATAAATATCGGTTATTTTCTTATTATACTAATAAATCATCAATTTCATCAATTGTTTTTTTAAGAGCTTCGTTGATTAACTTATTTTTAGCATCTAATTTTCTTTTGGTTATTTCTGCTAAAGGTTCTTCAGCGCCTGGTAATTCAGCAGCCGTTTCTGGGGTTTCGGCACCTGTTTCAGGGCCTGGTATTTCAGCACCAGCCTCAGCTCCTGGAACTTCTAATGGTGTTGTAAAATCGGTTCCACCAGCGGTTTCACCACTACCCATATCACCCATACCACCACCGCCACCACCAGTCGTAGCAGCACCAGCACTAGCACCAGTATCACCAAGTGTCATGTTATTAGGGTCAATTTTGTATATTTTATAGATATCTCTAAATATACCAGTTTGTTTAATAGTTTCACCCAATGATTTAAGCTCTTCACCACCAGCTTTTTCAACAGCTTGTCTTTGGATATCAAGTTTAATCTCATCATCACTCATGTTTAAGATTTCTTTCTTAGCATAAGTCATTGACATAGCTGAGAATCCGTTACCAGCGTCAGAAACAGCGTCACGATATAACGTAACCTTCTCTTTCCAGTTTTGGATTTTAAGCATTTCGGCTTGAGTGGATGGGCTTGTTAATGTTAACGTAAAGTTTTCTAAATCATCTGTAAAACCTTTGGTATATAAATGGATAATGGCCATTTTATTTAACTCTTGAATAAGAGCTTTTTGTATTCTATGTACAGCTCTCGCAAAACGAACGTCAAGGATGGCCAAGTTTTTACCATCACCAGTAGTTTCTTCAAAACCAATAAAAGCTTTGGGTACTCTAAGAGCAGCTAACATTTTCTTTTGGATATATTCGATGTCAGCTATTTCTGATAAGTTTTGAGCCCCAGGAAGCGTCTCAATTGGCATTGCAAGGCTTGGATCCCTAACAGGGATAAAATAGTCCTGATCGACAGCTAATGCGTTATAACGTGTATCCTGTTGACCATTCTTATTATCTACCATATTAACCCTTTTGAAGTTATTGGCAATTTTATCAACATAAGCATCAACGTCTTTATCATCCATGTTACCAACGAATACTTTGTAAACACGTCTTTCTGGTGCTCTGGTAACACGATATACTAACATCGCATCCTCAGATAGTAATAATTGTTTCCAAATTCTTCTTACTTTTTCAAGCATTGATGTACCGTAAGGTAATCTTCTATCATCACCAAGTAATCTAAAGTGGGAAATTTCAAATGAATTAAATTCAACGTTTTTATCTTTCCAGAAAAATTTAATGTTCTTCTCTTTTTGTTGGTCACCTAAACTTGTAACTTTTGAAAAACCAGGTTCAGATCTGGTCATCTCAATATTTGGTAACTGAGTTACACCAATAATACCTTGGTTAGGTACAATTTTATTGTAAACAAAGTTATCACCGTATTTACATACGTTTCTAGCCCAAGATGTAAGGTTAGCGTTAATATCTAACACATTTTCAAATAAATCTGTTAATTCTTTTTTGATTCTGGTACTATCAGAATAAATTGTTAAAACTTTACCGTTTTCATTTGCTGTTGTAGCTTCTTCAGCAAAGATATCCAACGCAACAGAAATTTCTGGTGTATATTCCATAGCCTCATAATCATAATATGATGCAATTCTTGTTGGTTCGTAATAAACGGCTTTTTGGTAAAGTTCGTTATCAATTTTTTTCCACTGATTTTGTAAGTATAGCGTTTGCTGCGCCTCTAATTTTTTTTGTTCCAAATCATTACCACTTAACCCGTTGAATGAACTTGGGTCAATGACATATTTTGGCCCATCGACTTCATTGCCGAGAACCTTATTTAATCTTTGGAATATTGTTAATCTATTATCTGCCATATATTTTTAATTTACGTATTCGCATGAAACATAAGGTGGAAATTTATAATTTTCCACAGCTTCGTCCCATTCTTTTTTTTGTACATATGTTGTTGTACCATCTGATTCTGGTGAACATTTGATAGCATCAACATTTCTTTGTAATGCTCTACCATCTTTTTTATCCAAATTTTTTGGGTCAGCGGTTCTAATAATTGATGTTGATCCTGGTCCGCTGCTTCTACCTTGTTTAATTACATTTGCCATTTTGTTTAATTGTTTTAATTATTTTTATTTTTAGGTTTCATTACACCAAATAACCAACCAAATTCCTTTGTGTTCATCATATTATTATTTGTAGCAAATTCATCCGAATTATAATACGATTTATCTGGGTTTGGTGAGCTAGTTACATCTCTTAATAAATAGTCCGCATCCGTTTTTACGTTATTAGTTGTTATCTTCCAACTATCTAACATAGCTCTGGTCATGTTATCTGATTCTTGTAATCTTTTAAATGATGTGTTTGCCACAAATAAACACATACCAAGGGCCATAATAAGATCATCATGTGAACCTTTCATATGGTCTGGTTTACCGTTCTTATAAACGAATTTTTTTAACTCAGCTGTTAACCTCTCACTTCTGATCTTAAAACCACCTCTGGCAACAGCTTCTTCTAAAGCAGCCACAATTTGACTTCTTCTATTTTTTGATGCAAAATTTATACCTGGGATTGAGTTTTCATCTGGTATAAAATACATGCTGTTATTATCACCCTCTTTATCGTAGTGTAATAGTTTTTTAGGGTAATTTAATTCTTTAAGTTTTTGTGTTGACGCTATACCCATACCACCTGTGATATCAAATGTTGATAGGGCATCATACATCCTACCGTATTGATCCACAATTAATGCGGCTACATCTGGTGGGACTTTACCATGATATTCCAATACTTGTTCAAACGTATCATAATCAATAATACACAAACCAGTAGCATCCTCAGAATCACCACGAGATACGTCAAGTGCTAAGATATATCTATGACCCTTTTCAGGTAATTTCCATATCCATAAATTACTATCCCAGGCTTTGTCTTTAACAATTGGTTCGATGACATTTTCTTGTTCTTGTTTTCTAATAACCTCACCCTCAATAACGTTATCACCAGAACCAATAAAGGCGCATTCCAACTCTTGGTTGATCATACGTTTATTAAAGTTCATATCCCTACACATGTTTTCATACCATGTGGAGTGTGGTTTATACCCTTCAGTAATAAATTTATTTATAACATCTAGGTGTAAATCAATAACCGATTCAATAATATCTTCATCTTTTTCAGATGCTGGTTTTTGAATCCAATCAACAATATCTTTAGTTTTAATTAAACGTAAATCTTTGTTGAATCGTGGATCTTGCCACCATTTTAAGTGTGTAACACAGAAACTGTTATCACCTTTGATAGCACCTTCATATGAAGCGTAATAAATTGGATCTAACCCATTAGGGGTTGAAATTAATACAGCCTTACCACCAGTACCAATTGAGGCCAAACACGCTGTCCATAACTCTTGACCACCTTCAACGAAAGCGGCTTCATCAATTAACAAAACAGTTGGTGTATAACCACGCAGGGCATCCTGGGATGTAGCAACGGCTTTAATTTCGGAACCGTTAGATAATCTAACGTGTTTTTGTGATGATTTATCAAACGAAACATTTACCCAATCAGGTAATTGTTTAATAAAGTTAATGATTTTGTTCTGGAACTCAATTGCTGTTTCCTGTTTATTTGCAAGGATCAAAACTTTTTCAGGTCTATCTGGACTAGCAAAAGCTGTAAGTACAGCGGAATACGCAGCTGTAACCGTTGAGATACCAGCCTGGCGATATTTTAAAACTAGATTAAATCTATGTTTTTTATAATTAGCAACAAGTTTTTTTTGACCATCAAAAAGTTCAAAAGGGACATAACCCTCTCTGGTTTTATCAAAAGTCTCAAAATAACTTTCTATGACATAACAAAAATCTTGAGAGCATTTTGCATACTCTAATAGTAACTCTTTTTTATCTGTAATTTGTTTCGACAAAGCCTATTGTTTCCATATAAATAGTTTATTATAGTCCTAAATCGCTTAAATCAAGATTATCAAGGTCATCTTTAATAAAATTATATTCCATAATTTCCATTCTTTTTTCTTTGACAATGTCTTTTATTTCTTTTTTAGCGTAATCAGGTCGATGTTCTAACAATGACATGAAATTAATAAAATCTTCGGTATCTCTTTTAAATAGATCCATTAAGATTAATTTTTTAATGTCATAATCTTCTTCATCAATCAAAGCGTGGAAATTAGCCCATACAACGGGAAATAAACGAATATCCCACAATTCAGCAACGATAGTATCAGTATAGTCAATTACTTTATCAGCATCTTCTTCTGGTAAACCAACTACAGATAATAAAGAAATAATACCTTTTATCATTTCGTGAATTAATATTGGCAAATTAATCGCTTTTGCTATAATTTTAGGTACATCTCCGCTAAAGTCAAGCTTAACGTAACCCGCATTATTAGAATCATCGGCTTCAATTTGTTGTTGAAACATTTCATCGCTAATCAAATAGTAAAATAAGTCATTTGCAATTAAAGCTTTTTGGTAATAACCTGTAATATTAGGTACAATTTGCTCAATTTCAGTACGATACAAATGGAATAAATAATGACCTCTTAATGAAGCACCTTGTGCAAGGGCATTAATAGTTCTTCTTTTAACAATCTCGTCTTCCATTTCATTTTCAATCTCCTCTTTTTCCTCTTCAGTCAAAGGTGGGTGCATACTCATATTTTCAGGTAATTTGATATTACCTGGTTCCAATATCTCAAGGTCAAAAATAACTTCATCTTTACCAAGGAACCATTCTTCTCTGATAATTTTTTCAGCTAAATTGCATAATGTTGGTCTTTTACCGCTTTCTTTATTAACTGCGATATAATTGGCAGAACCAGCACACATCATAACTTCCATTGGATTTAATTGGGATTTATCGTACAACCCAAATGTGTTACAGTAGGAATCAACCAGCTCTTTATAGCGTTCAGATGCTATAGCTTCTTCTCTCCACATTTCTGGGTGAGTTGACTGGTCGTAGTATGGCATTTTAGCCAATGGGTGCGTTCTATTGGATAATTTACCAACAGTTGATTTAGCGATGTAGTTTGGGTAATCACCCAATTGTAGTCCTGATTTTCTCATAAAAAAAATGCCTTGTTTATTATTAACAAGGCAAATATAGGTAAAAGTTTTTAAACAACCAAATTTTTATGCTTTTGGTTTTGGATTAACCTTTGGTTTTGGTACGTCAATTTTTGACGGATTTTTAACTGGACTAGGTGTTTTTACTGGTGTTTCAACAGGTGTCTGTGTTGGATTTTCTTGGTTATTTTTCATATTTAAAATTTATTTTTTACGTTGTTTAACAAATTCCAAAATGTCCGATTTGGTCAATTTTGGTTTTTCTGACTCTGCAATAATACGAAATGTTTCTGAATTAACCAAATTTTCTTTATTTTCTCTTAAACTATCTAATAACCTTCTTAATTTTGAATAAGCTTCTTTTTGTTTATCAGCTCTTAGTAAATCAACCGTTTGGCTAATTTGAACTTTGGTGTAAGGGTTTCTAAATTTATTGAGAAAATCTTGATAAGCCGCATCATCCATTTTACTGATAACAGTATTTTCTGGTTCAGCAACCTCTTTCTTTTTTTCAATTGGGAACAAACTAATTTGTTTTGTGTCGGCTACATTAATAACCTTAAAATGACCTTCATTTTCTAAAGCGTTTTTAGCGTCCTCAAACGTTTTAAACTCTTCAGCTTCATTATCAGCCATATCATAGTGATAAACAGTATTAGCGTATTCAATAACATCATCTTCAGAAGCATTTGCTTTAACTGTACCAGATTCATCATCAATATTATACCTATTACTACTACTTTTAATCGTATTTCTCTTAGACCATGGTAAATCGTAATATGTATAACCTGAAAATTTAGACATTAATTCATCAATGGTATCCTCAAAAGACCATTGACTACCTGAATCATCTTCTGTTTGCATACCACTGTTTGTATCCTGTACACCAGCAGTAGCTTTTACTTGATTTACTTTATCTGAAAGTTGTTGTAACGTATTTTTTGCGTTATCTAAACTTTGCATTGTACCTTCTGGATCCGTAACCGCTTTAGCGATCACATCATCATAATTTGTTTCTGTATTTTCCATTAGAATTTATCGATTTCTTCTTTATTTATTATTGTTAGTAGTTTATCTCTACTGTATATTTTTTCTTTTATTGATTCAATAGTCTCACCATATCTAAAAACAAGTCTATCGTCAATTTCAGGTGATTCTGATTCCCAACCAAGTGCGATAATACCTTCAACACAATCATACATTGAAAATGTATCTGAGTTCATAGCCAAATCCAATTCAATATCATCTGATTTTAACATACCTATTGATTCAATTTGTCTAACATTTGGTGGGGTTGGTAATCCACTTGATGCTGGTTGAACGTCCCAGTCATCACCATACTCAACATTATCTAAACGTTTTGTAAAGATAAACTCATAGGTGTACTGGCCTTTAAAATTTTTATTAAGTGGGTTTATATAAATTAAATACATATATTACGCTTTATTTACAATATCAAAATGTAACTCATTACTATATAATGTTGTTTCACCGTTAGTTTCAACCTTGATGTCAACGAAATATCTTTGCGGCACCATCCAAGTTGTATCTATTGTAAAATAGTTATTATTTAACGCTTTGTTCGCTAACTGCCAATCAAAAATATCAATAACAGCTGGTCCTTGTTTCACATATAGTTTATAATAAACACTATTACTCACATAGTATTCAGAAACAGTGTATGGTTTTCTTAAAAGAATATTAACCTTTCTTTGCTCACCTTGTTGCAAACCTTCACCAACCTTTATACCACTCAAAGATAAACCGTATCTGGTGTCATCCAAAGCGTCTATATTAAAATTAAAGTATTTGTCCGCATCAATTGGTACAAATCTTAATTTAATATCAGGTCTAGCTTTACCATTATAGTAAATATCACTCCAAATATCGTTATATTCCGTGTAACTGGTAAATATTGACTCATCACCATCAACGCTTACATAATAAACACCTTTTGTTTTTTGGTTAACAGTATACCCAGTACCATTAATTGTACAAGTTGGTAACTGATCTAGATTTTCTAATTTACCGTTAATAACCGAATAAAAGAATAGTTTGTTTTCTTTACCTAAATAGAATGTAATTCTTTCATCATCAATATGGTCATCATATATTGTTTCAATATACGGTTCAAAAAATGTCTGTGTGTGCCTAGTAAATAAACCAAGAGCACAAACCCTATTATCTGGGAACGTTAAAGCTTCAATAGCATCTGAGTATTTTAAACAGAAACCATTGTAAGTTGTACCACTTGTTGCACCACTTATGATTGAATTTACAAAGTCAGTGACATCCATTTTAATATCTTCATTACCCCAACCTAAATGTTGTACGGCAATTGGGGTTCCCCCACTTATAACACCAGGTGTGTTAAAATTTGTTACGTTTGTTGCCTTTATCCAATTTGATGGGGCCACAACATATTCAATATTTTGAGGAAAAGCATGAATACCATTTGCAAAATCATAACCATTACCCTCATCCCATAATTCATTAACTGGGTGCAACTCAACATCAAAAGATGTTGGCCTGTAATAATCACCAAACATTAAATTATTATCGATGGTTAAAATATCTTTAATATCAAAATTACTTGTATTTTTAATTGTTAATATATGTTTTACGTCACCATTTAAATTGATAACACCAGAATCTGCAAGATTTCTAATCTCATCAAATGAGCAATAAAACAAAAATCTACTGACCAGGTTACCAAAATATAGTTCTGACACTTGATTTCTACCAGTGTTTACTTCATTACCTCTAACGATAGTATTGTTTTTATCAAAATATGTTCTGTATATGCCCATAGTAATAAATATTTTAATTAAGACGTAAGTTATGATTAATTATCTTTGTTGTGGAATTTGTTGTGTTTCCGTTTATTTCTTGTGCGATTTGCCCTCTTAAATTTTTAACCAATTCTACTGCATTTTTACTTAAAGAACCTTCAGATTGCCCAATTGAATGCCCGTGGGATAAGAAAACACTTAATATCTGATCTAATAAATCTAGTATTTTTTCACCCCTAACAAAACCATAAGTTTCATAACTTCTACCAGTATCGTCCGAAGAAAGATTTGATAAAAATTTAGAAATTGTTTCTTTACTCATACCATCGTTGGCGCTTTCAAGGTAATCTCTTGAATTAAGACTACTTAAAAATAAAAATTTATCAGCATAATTAACGTTTACCGTAACCTCTTTATCGTTTACGGTAGATTGTGTTTTTTTAGTTGTTGTTGTGACGGGTGCTTGTAATTCCTGATCACCTAAAAATCTATCGTTATTATATTTTTTAATTTTACGTATAAAACTGTTAAATTCTTTAAATCTAACATAATTCAGTGATGCTGAATCTGTTGGTTGTGTTGCTGGTATACCAAGTTGGTCTTGTAAATCAGCACTTGGTGTTGTGTATAAATCCCTGTTATTTGGGTTTATTCTTACAACAAAGTTTTTTAAATCAGCAACTTCATCTGGTGTGTCATGGTTAGCTCCAGAACTATTAGATCTGAAAGGTATTCTATTAACCAGATTTATAACGTTACTTGCAGATTCAATTCTTTGTGAACCAACTGTTTGTGGGTTATAAAATTTAATCTTTTTTGTTTTATAAGCTGAAATAATATCCTCAATAGTTTTATCCATCGATTCAATATCATTAAATTCTAGTGTATGATTAACAACATATTGATTATAATTCGCACCAGAAGTATAATTCTCAAACCTATTATAATCTTTTTTCATCAAACCTTTAACAATTTTTGATGTGTTGTTTTGTTTGGTACTTATAAGTTCTAACGTACTGTATAAGTTTATGGTACATATGATATTTTTACTATCAAGAGCTTCTTTTCTAGTGTAATCAAATTTTATTTCGATAATATAATCTAAAAAAACATCTGGTTTAATTGTCTCAGTAACATCTTTGACGCTGTAATTAGTTGTTTTCGTAAATTTTGATATCTGGAATACTGGGTACGTTTTTTTTCTAGATTGGTTATCTAAATGATCTAATCTAAGTAGGATTCTTTCGTTACCCAAAGAAACTTGTTCATTATTAAAACCAGAAAAAACCATATCATTAACACTATTTGAGATGTCATCAGATACTGGGAATTTTCTTCTGTTAATTTCCTCGAAATATGTTGTATTTAGTTTTAGAGGGTTTTGTGTTACAGGGCCAATATAATTTATACTTCCATCATCAAATTTAATTAATCTAACAACCTGACCAGGTTTAGGTATAATTGATATTTGATTGGGTAAAAACGGTGTGGCTATATATGGATCACTAGTTTTAGAACCAGAACCCTTATCACTCCATTTATCATACTTTATTGAATTTACGTTTAGTAAACTAATTGCGTTTTCGATAGATGTATAAGAGGTATGATTCTTATACCCTTCGTAAGGGGCAACAAGAATTCTACCGTGATTTAACGGGTCACTATTATTAAAACAAATACCTAAACTAAACTCAGCCTTCATTTTTATCTTCGAATTTTAATCTTTGTTTTAATTCATTATATACTTTGTCATATGTAACCTCAACCTCTTCCATAGTTGTTGTTAATCTTAGAACGGTTTCTTTAACATCCTCAAAATCATTTTTTAAGGCAACCAATAGTGTTGCCAAATCTTTATTTGACTTTTTATCAACATTTTCAAAAATTTCTTTTAGTTTCGGGTTATTCATATTTTACTGTATTTGTCCAAATCCTGTTGTAAGACCAACACCTGTTGTCGTTACTTCAACCTTTGCGTTTGTTTTTATACTTGAAACCATAACTTTCATTGTTTCTTCCAAACCAATTATAAGATGGTTTGGTGTTCCATCTGGAAATGTTGCGGCTGTTTCAATACCTTTTTCACTTAAATTAGATTTAAGTTCATTTATCATTGCTATGTGATTTAAACCTGGTTTTAAAGCCCCACCAAGTAAAACCAACGGTGGTGGTATAGGTGGCATAGGTGCAACGTTCAATAATTTCAATAGACGAAGTATTTGGTCAATTATTGATTGACAACCACCTACTTTAAAACCTTTTAAAGCTTTTAAAAGAGCTAATAAACTTTTTAATGATGATATGTAATCAAGACCTCTTTGTTTTAAGAAATCAGCACTAATTTTTTTAGCTAAACCAATCAAATCTTTTTTTACTAAATTAAAAATATTTTTAATTAATAAATCAGTGATAAAACTACCTATTTTTTTAACCAAAGGTTTCATAAAAGATATCATTTCTTCTGGTGATTTTTTTGTATTATCACCTTTTAAAACCAAATATAACTTAGGTACAACCAATAATTTGGGTGTCATAATCATTTGCATAATAGAATATGGTATGGCTTTTAAAATATTTAACTGAATTTCAGCATTTATATTAGGTAAATTAATTGCTGCATTTATTTCACCTGAATTAACAACATCATTAATACCATTTTTTAAAGCTTTATCTAATACATCAGACGCTTGGTCTAAACTTGGTATCTTTTTAGAGTTATCTAGTGTGCTTGTGTTTTGTTGGGCTACAACATTTTGTGAATTTTCATTAGGAAAAATTAATTTATCACCTTGGCTATTATTGAATAACTCCTCTAAAGAATTTATAATGTCATCTGGATTTATAGCAACATCCAGATTACCACATGAAGAAAATCTTAAAAAATTATTTGCTCTAAGATTACCAATGTTTTCAATATCATCTAATTCTTTTTTATTAAAATTAAAAACATTATCAAAATCAGCATCAGCGTTTAAGACACCACTATCCTCACCATTTTTTTGTGCATCTGATGGGTTAAATTCTTTATCTAAGAAATTTTTGTTTGACGCATCTGGCATCTCATCAGCATCTTCATTACAAAACCCAAACATTTTTTTTAACCCTTTAATTAAACCACTTTGTTTAACTATAATTTTTTTGTTTAGTTTTGCTTTAGTAGATACTGATCCTGTTAATATGTCCATTAATATGGCCATAAAATTAGGGAAGTTAAATACTGGTGTTGCAACAGCTAAATAGTCATTTAAAAAGATTGAAAATTGTTTTTTTGAATAAAATTCACCAAATTTAAAAACAAATGTTGATGAATCCTTTGCGTATAGCGTAAATAATACCCTACCATCTTTTTTTAATTCTAGCGGTGAATCACTTATTGCGTTTTGTGATTTACTAAAAAAATAATTTGCATGTTTGGTAATGTCATTACCCTCATACATTAATTTACCCGTCCTACTATCTGGATCAATATTTAATAACCCAAAAGAATCAATTTCTTGTTTGGTCATTTCTATACCACCAACAGCTAATGTTGTATATTTTTGTGGTATAACTAAATTGCTATCACAACCAAATAAAGCGATAAAATTATCAACAATAACCTTGTTGATATCATCAAATTTTTTTAATTGGGATAAACTACCTTTTAATATTAAACTTTTAAATTCTTTTTGACCTCTGGTTGATTTAACTAACTCTACTAAAAAGTCAACAAATTCTAATTTATCTAATTTTTTTTGCGCATCGGTAGCATATGGTTTCTGTTTATTAGAAACCACGAGTGATCTATATCTTGAAAATATTTCGCTTTGTGAACCCATTATTATTCATACTCTTTTTCATTCGTATCTGATTCACTTGTTGTTGCTTGTTTTTTAATAAAATCTTCAGCCCATTTTCTATCCTCATCAGTAATTGTCATATTACCAACACCAGAGGCATCAGGTGATTTACCAGATTTATAAAGAATATCGCCTTGGATTTTGATTAACCTTAGTTTTTTTTCAATAGATGAATCAATTATTTTTAATAGGTCATTTGTGATTTTACCAACTAAAGCGATATCAGAATTTTCATTAATATCTTTTGTAAATTTTTTATAAGCGGTTAAAGCCCTATTTCTTTCGTCAACAATTTCATTATAAGTTTCTTGCATAAGCTCTTTCATGCTATCTTCCGAAACGTCAACTTTTTTCTTTTTTGGTATCATAATAAATGTTATTTCATATAAATATCAACTATCTAAATAATTATCTTTAAAAATACGATATAAAGACTTAAATCTTTTCATACTATTCCTAATTTCCTTTGTATTTAGGCCAGTCATATTACGAATATACAGTAATATCAAGTTTTTATTGAATTTTGGTGAATTTTTACCTTCATTAACTTGTGAAAACAATTCACGCCATTCTTCAAGAATCTTCACCAGAGAGTGCCCTACTTTAAATTCGTTATCATTTAAATCATCCGATTTTAATTCATCCTTTATGTTAGTAGTTAAAGTCTCAATAAAAATAGTTAAGTCAAGATCATCATTATCAATACGATATAATAAATCATCTCTTTTTAAAATATCACCTTCTGATTGATCAATATCAACAACAGTTGTTTTTTTCTTATATTCTTTGACCATTTCACCAAAAAGGTAATTTTTACATATCGTACCAAAGTACGAAAATGATCTTTTACCCTTTTCAGGTTTAAATTTATCAAATTTTGTCATCAAGAATGACAGCGTGTCAGCATGTAAATCGTGGAATTCGTATGATTGTCTATATAATTTATAAGTTCTAATAATACTTTCTATCATTGTATTGATAGGTTCTTGTAAAAACTCTCTATAAATTTTTTCTCTCTCAGCAACCGTTTTGGCTTCCAGAAACATGACCACCGCTTTTTCTTGGTCTACACCATAGTAGTTGCGATCTTTTTTCTGTCTTGCCATTACTCACCAACTTCATTTTCCTCATATATTATATACCTATCATCATTAAACAAATATTCTTTTTTAGCCGTTTCCATCCAAAATAAAGCCTGTTTAGGTTCCATTTTATATTCCACAGACTCACTGTTTTTATATAACCAGAACAACGATTCCTCTCTCATGTTAACATGTTTGTAACCGATTTTTGGAATAACCATTGACTTGTGACCGTTTTTATGAAAACGTAATAAAAACTCATAGTTAAATGTTAATTTAATTTGTTTGAAACCATTAATTTCGTTAAAAACAGCTGTTTTAATAACCATACCACAAGGGCTGATATTTGGGTATTCCAATAAACACTCTAAATCAACATTACCAAGCGATTCACTAAAATTATAAGCCCAAATAGCCTCATTTGATAACCCTATAAACTTGTTATCCTCAGAAACATCATTAACAATAGGTAAAAACATATCAACTTCTGGATATGCTTCAATATGTGTTTTAACATTACCATACCATGTTTTTGATACCTCATCATCAAATTCTAGAATTGACATATATTCGGTATCAACATTTTTTGCTGCGTAATTTATTTGGCTTTGGTAATCCGTATCGCCATCATTTACTATGATTTCAATATTTAAATCATATTTTGATAAATCCATTGACTCTAATTTAGCATCAACCTCGATGCAATTACATCTTACGATTAAAACCTTTTCTGGTTTAACCTCATTTCTACTAATAGATGACAATGCAATATCAAATAAATCATCAAATTTTTGTTTCCCAATATCAGCAACCGAGTGCACTGGGATTATAACGGTTAAATTAGTTTTGTTCATTTTGTTCCACTTCTTTTTTAAAATTTTCTTTTATTGTTTCTAGTTTTGAGATTTTTTTATTGAACAGGTATTCATAAACCTCTTTAGTGTTTTTCTCAAAAACCTCTTCAGTATATCTGTTCTCAACTGTTTTTGCGACATTTAACAAATTCTCTGGTAAAGTATCTTCCAACCAATTTTTAATGTAACTAGATAGGATTTCAGGTATTTGATTCTCATCATAAACCCAAACACCGTTTTCATCCGTCATCCATTCTGGGATAATATTAGGTACCTTACCAATAACAGGTACGTTACACTTAATAGATTCAACTGGATATCTACCAAATGATGAATCATCGTCAATCCATATAGAAACACAACATTCTTTTAAGTTATTAGCAAAAGTATCCTGTGGCATTGTATGCATATCTTTAAAAGAAACGAACCTATAGATAGGATATTTCAAATAGAATGATTTAATCATTTTTGCTGCTTTTCTAGCCTCACGACAATAGATGGCAATAATTGGTTTTTGCGGTTTATCATTTAAAGTAAACGTTTTATCTGAAATCGCTGGTTCAATAAATTGAACGTCTTCAACTGGGACCGTATCCTCAATCATTGTTTTAAGTGAGTTTGATGTTGTTATACATTCCTCAGCGCCTAAATCAACCCAAGATTTACCAGGGGAGAAAGCCTCAAGCATATAATCAAATGATTGTACATAAATAACCTTTTCTAAAGGCATTTTATTAATTTGTTCAAACACACTACCATATACCTCTGGTACTATGATAAAATCTGAGGCACCAACAACAAGGTTGTTATCTTCGATTGATAAATGCTCTAGCTCGTCACATTCTGGTGACAACCATGACCCAACTTTAATGTAATCATTTTTCTCATGTAACATACTAACGTTATAACCTAAATTTTTTAGTGTTAACGCCTGTTTATAGAGATGGATAACACTTGATTTAGCGTTACCCTTGGTATCTGGCACCAAGAAAACAATTTTTTGTTCTTTGTTTTGAATCTTGCTTATAGCTGACTCAATGTTTTTAACTATTTCGTTAGTTTTTTCCATTTTGTTCTTTCTTTAATTTTTTTAAGATTTTGAATAATTCTTCAATGTTAATTATAGTATAATCTGATTTAATGTCAACATTAAAATCATTTTTGTGTTTTATAGATATTTTATCTTTTGGTTTGGTTTTTAATAACTTAGGGTTATCAGTAACCAAAACATCACAATACGACCAAAAATCCTTCCATTTACTAGGAAAGATTATTTGTTCTAGGTTATAATAGTTTTTACTCAGGAAGAATAATGTTGCCGATTTTGATCTTTGGCTTTCATTATTTAATAAGACAATTTTGATCTTATTTTTGTTAGAAAAATCACATACCTGTTTAATGATACCTGGTTGGCTCTCTTCAACACGGCCAAATACTTCAAAACACGCATCTTCATACATGAATCTACTTAAATTAAAAGAAGTGTCTTTTTTATTTTCGGACAGCTCCAATTCTTTGCCAACCTCAAAATTTGTGTCGACAATTTCACCCTCAATATCTGGGAAAGATTTAGATAAATCAAAAGGATTTATAGGTAAAATGGGTTCTTTTTCAAACTCAAATTCATATAAATCCTTTAGTTTACTAATGTGTTCCCTTAAAATGTTATTTATTGTAATACCTATTACCATACTATTTTTTATTTTTAATAAAAATAATAGGGTTTTGGGTTAAAATAAAGACTACATTTTACTTTCGTTAAATATTTTCTCTATTTTTTTGATTAATGGGTTCCTAACAACATCATCTTCACCCAATGTGATTGTACCAACTTCATCAAAATCGCTAAATTTTTGGATAATGAAATTTAAAGAACTTTCACCCTTCTTTTTCATATCAATTTGATTTTCATCACCCAAGAATATCATTTTAGAATTCTCGCCAAGTCTGGTCATAATAGTTCTAATATTATCAATTGAAATGTTTTGGGCCTCGTCAATAATTGTAATTGAATTATCGATGTTAATACCTCTCATATATGCAATTGGCATTTCTTCAATCATATTATTAGCTCTTAAAAGCTCAACATTGTGTTTACCAATTACTTTTTCAAAATTATGCATAAAAGAATACATAAACGGTTCCATCTTTTCTTTCATGGTACCTTTTAGGAATCCGATTTCTTCATCCTTTAAAGTTGTCACAGATTTAACGATAACAATTTTTCGGTATCTTGGGTCACTTTTGAGGAGTTCTAACGCTACAGCGCAAGATAAGAACGTTTTACCTGTACCTGGTAACCCAGAACAAATAACTATTTCTTTGTTTTTTATCTCAGTAATGAGCGCCTTTTGATTTTGGGTTTTGCATTTAATATCAACTCTCATTTTGTCTAAGATATTACCACTATGTGCACGGGTAATACTTTCAAGAGCTTCAAACTCTTCTTCAGGCGTTAATTTTTTTCTTGTTCTTCTAGAAGATGTTTTTGTTTTATTTATATTCATAGATTTGTTTTTATTTATTAATGATGCATATTAACCATTTTTTATTATTACCGATATCAAAACTTTCACCCATTATGACGTTATGTTTTGTGTTATCAATTAAAAGTATTTCATTATTATTCTTGTCTGTCAATGTTAGCCCTTGGTTTTTATATTGTAAATCCCATTGGTGAAAACCAAGCCAATTTTCAAACGTACCTTCACATTCAAAACCTTGGATTATTAGGTGTCCACCAATTTTAGTCGCTTTTAATAGTTTATCAACAGATAGTTTAGGGTCTTGTGCATGGTCTAAAGCATTTGATATATGTACAATATCAAACTCATTTTCATATGGTAATTCTTCAGCTGGATAAGTTAACGGTGGTAAAATACCATACATGTTATAATCAAAAATTAATTCATATAATGCACCTAACGGATCGCATGTAATTAAATTTGAATCATTATTTAAACCGTTTAATAAAGAAACAGCGCCACTACCCACATCCAAAATATTATTGTTTTTATTATTTAAAATAAACTCAGCTACTTTATTATTTAGTTCGGGTGTTTTAATTTTACCAACCCAACCATTAATAAATCTATCCGTTTTAACAAATTCTTTCCAAAAACCAAGTTCATGTGCTATTCCATGTAATTCTAATGTTGTCATATTTTATATTTTATTATCTACCCCACAATAAATTTCTCCAATTAATACCATATTTCTTAACCAATTCATTTTGTTCAAAAGGGTCCCAATACCACCTTAATTGATTTCTTAATTTTGATATTGTATGTTCATTTTGATTATCTAAAAGGTATGTGTGACCAACAGATGTGTTATGATCAACACCAATTTTATAACCCATTTTTTTAGCTTGATAACTCCAAACTAAATCAAAATACCAATATTTAAAATCTTCATCCAATGGTAAATTAAGAAAAAGATCTGTTCTTATGATTGGTGCTGTCCATTCAATAAAAGGTGTTTCTTTTAAACTATTACTACCATCTTTATGATGGGTATTATGGTGACTATTATGTGTTGGGTGTATACCACCAAAACCACTTTTATCCATTCTATCTATTAAAGAATTAACTGTTTCTAAATTAAAATTAATATTAGTAACAAAAAATAAATAATCTGGTTGGTTGTCCCCAAATTTTTCTTTTAGTAATGGTATAGCACTATTAAAAGCTTTACTCATTGAGCCAATACCTTCCCTATCTACGTATATTACTGGTAACCCAGTTTTTTCTATATTATTTTTTGTTGATTCCCAATAAGGTTCTAAATATTTTAAAGATATTATGCAAATTTTATTATCCATATGATTATTTTTATTTTATTATTATTTGATTTATTTCATCCACCCAAAAATCCCAGTTGAAGGCTTCAACATAGTTTAAACAATTAATTGATAAGTTATCCATCAATATTTTATTATTTAATAAGTTAGTAGCAGCGTTATAAAGACTTGTTTCGTCATATGGAACTATTATGGCGTTATAACCATCTATTAGATCATCATCACCTTTAGTTATAGCTCTAACGGTTGGTGTACCTTTAGTCATAGCTTCCATTGGTGAGCAACTTCTAGCGTCATATTGACTAGCTTTTATTAAGATAGTAGCTTTATCATATAGTTCATTTAATTTACCAATTGACGGGTTTTTGTAAAACTCATCTGGCACATTTTTTAACGTATATAAATCAACATTTGAGTATGCTATTATTTTATAACCATCTTTTTTTAATTTTTTAGCCACTTTTGCGGCTATATGATTAAAATCTTTAGTTGGGTTAGTTGATTCCCAACCTTCGACTAAAACGTAATTATTATTTTTTTTTGGTTCACGATTAATTGTAAAATCTTTAAAGTTAACACCGTTACCGATGTAATGGATCATACCTGATCTTTTAAAATTGTTTTTTAACATTTCAATATTCCATTTTGAAATAGAAAATAATGGGTGTTTTGAGTTATAAAATTTTACGCAATCATTATACCAATTCATGTTATTTGGTATGAACATATGTTCCATCATTTGCATGAAAATAAAACATTTTTGTTTTTTATGTAAATTATCTTGAACAAAAATTGTGTGTGGGCTTGTAATTATAACACAATTACATCTGTGTAAATTTTTTAAACTACCGTTGATGGTAATGTCCTCATCGATATTAAACCAATCACATTTTTTAACATTATCTTTAACAAAAATAACAATATTATGCCATTTATTTAATCTATTAGCCCATTCTAAAATAACTCTAATACCACCGTGTGGTACTTTAAATGATGGGCATGTTATTAATATATTTATACCTGTTTTATTTTGGTTAATGTTAATTTCTTGGTCATCAATTAAAAAATTATCGTATTCCCTAAAAAACTTTAATATATTTTTTTCGGGTTTTACTTTAACTATTTTTGTTTTAGTTTGATTCATTAATTTTTATTTAATAGACAATGGACAAGTTCGGCTATAACACCTTCACCACCTTTACTGTTAAGTATTTCAACTTTATTACTGTTATAACGAATTGCTCTATCGCAATCTTTTGGTGCAAAGAATCTTTCTGATTTTTCTATTAAACCAAGATCCCAAACATCATCACCAACGGCAATAAATTTTTCATTTAGTTGCTCAGCAAAAAGTTTTTTATCTTTTGATATAACAATCTCTGACCCAGTTTTTTTAGCAAAAGTTTTTGAACCTGGCCAACTACTTGCCGTTAATATAACCACATCATAACCATTCGATATTAATTCTCTAATAGCCCTAACATCACGGGTATTAATACCTTTAAATTGTTCACCATTGTGCGTGTAATAGATTTTACCGTCTGTTAAGACACCATCAAAATCTATCAATATTTTAGTTATCTCATTAATCATAATAAATTTGTGTTATTTTTCCTCATTAACAGTATAACCTAAATTATAACATAAAGTACCGTAAAGTCTCTCCATTGCATGATGCCAATCGCCATCAATTAATTTATTTTCTTCTAATTTTGATGTGAATAATTTTAAAATATTTTTCTTTCTTAAATAATGGTCTAAAACTTCAGATCTAATCCAAAACATGGTACCAGCAATAAAATATGTATCAAGGTTTTTATCAATTTTTAATAACCTACAAAGTTCATTATATTTATCTACATTCAATTCAAAACAATCCCTTAACGTTCTTAACTTTTTATCTTCTGAACCAATTATACCAATTTTTTCATTGTTTTTGAAAGAATCTAGTATTTCATTAATTTTATCGTAATTACCAATAGTACCGTTTAATAAATCACCAAGCCAACTTTGAGCCGCAGATCTAACCATATGTTTAGATTTTTTAGTATGAACTAATAAATAAAAATCATATGTTTTATCATTTTCATAGATTTTTTTTAGGTTATTAAATTGTCCGTTTATGTCTCTACCAATATTTCTGTTTGTATAATTTATGGTGTAGTTATCAAAATTTGATTTAATAACTTCTAACGCCATTGTTTGGTTAATAACATCATCATTTTTTATAAAATTAAAATAAAAATCAGCGTGTTTAGCTAATGGTAATAATTTAGGTAGTAATGTGTGTAATAAAACGTCAATAAAATAACAATGAACTAAGACAGCTATTTTTTCCGTTCTTTCGTTATTAACACCAATAAATCTGCCATCAAACCGTTCTTCACTATCATTTAAATTGTTTGGTTTAGAATATTTTAAACTATCATTAACTACAACACCCTTTTTGATGGTAAGATTTCCTGGTTTAGTTTTAACCTTTTTTATTTCATGGTTTTCTGGTAATGGGGGGTCATTAACCAAAATATCTCCAACAAAAACTTCTTTATCAGATTTAATATATTTTTTTTTAAATGAAATTTTTTCATGTTTTTCAAGTCTATCCTCAGTAATATCAGTATCAACTAATTCATATGTTTTTTCATATATTTCGGTTTCTTTAATATTTTTACCAAACCTATTTTTTACCTTAAAATAACCCATTATTTAATTTTGGTTAGATGCATATCTCAGATTTACCCAAACAATCAGTAAAATCTTCTATATGTTTATTTTCGTCAAAACCATATTCATAACCTAAATTATATTTTTTATTAAAATCGCTTAGTCTTTTTTTATATGATCGCATTTTTTTTAAATGATATTTTAAACCTAATCTTTTATAGTGTAAAAGTGTTAATTTATCTATAAATAGTCTTACTTCACCAATTGGGTTAGCAAAATGACAACCACCTCTATAATTAATTTCTTTAATATTATTTGGTTTAAACATTAAAAATTTATCAAATAAATCATTTCTATAACCAGTTTTAATTAAATCCGTTAATTTACTTTTATAATCAAAATCAAATTCATTAACTATCATGTCATAACCAGTTGGCTTTACGACAGTAAATTCACTATTATTAAATTCGATAATAGTCGATTTTAAGTCTTCAGAATATAAAAACTCGTCCATATCACAAACAATAACAATATCAGCTTTTCCAACAGAATTTTTCCAAGCGTTATTTTTTATCTGCAAATAAGCGTCATCTCTAATTTCATTATTGGTATCGTATGGTATTACAGTAACTTTTGGGTGTGACTTTAACAATTTAACACTATTGTCATTTGATTTGTTATCATAAACATAAATGTTACTAACTAAATTACCATAGTGATTTAGGAAATAAGGTATTATTTTTTCCTCATTCCAACAAAGAACATGCATATCAATCTTCGGTAATTCTTTATCAAAAATTACATGTTTTGTTTCATCATTCAAACATATTGGTAATTGATCACCATATATTTTTTCAAATAAAGTTTTATTTTCACCCCATTGTTCGTTGACTTGACCAACGGATTTATGTAATATTAAAATATTTGAGATTAGACCTATTTTTACACCATCTAAATGGTTTTTTAAACAGAATGAAATATCATAAAAATGAAAACCATTAAATGTTTCATCAAAAGAATGTTTAATCTTTCCCTTATTTAGGGCTATAAATAAACCGTCAACGGCAATCATCTCTTTTAATTGATTACCATAATTAGCTGAATACTTGTTCGCCCATACTTTTGTACCGTCAGTATGTTTTACGGTACCATGCATAGCGTTACGTATTTCCCACCACATACCACTAATCATATGGTTTGTCCCAGCAACACCAAGGATACCGTATTCAGGGTTTTTTTCAAAAGCTTTTAAAACCTTTTCACCCCAATTATTTGTCTCAAATAATATATCATCATGGCAAAAAATAACAATGTCACTTGACGCATCATTTAAACCCTTATTATATATTTCCGTTAAAGAATATTCACCATTATTTTCATACGGCAAAACTTCAACACCTTTATACATACAGGTTTTCTTAACATGCTCAATAAAATTTTCATCTATTTTTCTTGTTGAGAAAACAACACTAATTTTATGACTCATCCTCTTCTTCTATGATTAAATCTCTCACAAGATTATCATTCTTATATTTTAATACAGGTATAATACCTTTTATTGTTTGAATGAATGTAAACATTTGATTAACTTCATCAAGTTCACGCTCAAGAAAGGTAGCTAATTTATAATCTTCTGAATTTAAGGGGTATACAAATGCGTACAAAACTTTGTCACCAACCTCAATTCTTTTACCAGACCAAACAGTTTTGTATTCTATTTGGTTTAATACATCGGGTGTAATTGCTTTATAGGCCCTTATTTGGTCTTTAAATACTATCATTAACTAACTCCAGTTGAACCAAAACCACCAGAACCTCTATCACTACTTGATAGTGTATCAGTTTTTATGAATTTTGTTTTACCCATTGTTTGTACAGCGGCAATAACACCTTGTGCAATTCTATCACCATTATGTACATAAAATGGGTTTAATTTATCGGTATTATGCAATATAATACCAATTTCACCTCTGTACCCAGAATCAACAGTTCCAGGGCTATTTAAAACAATAACACCGTTATTTAAAGCTAAACCACTTCTAGATCTAACTTGTAATTCATAACCATAAGGTATTTCAAAATATAAACCCGTTTTGATTAACGCCCTACAACCTGGCTCAATATCAATTGGTTTATCGATAAAAGCTCTAATATCAAAACCGCTATCACCTTCCTTTTCATAGGTTGGGTCAGGATTATTTGATTTGTTAATAAAAGACACTTTTAACTTAATTGACATTGTGGCTGGGTCGTAATCCCAATCACCCATCATGTGTTGAGTTTGTTTTAAAATGCTATCCAATTCATTTTTGGTTTCATCATCAAAAAGTTCACCCATGTCTAAATTCTCTAATTTGTTGCTCATATTATATTAATGTTTTATATATTTCAGATCTTAATTTTGTTACGTAATTTATATCATATTTGTCTTTAACTGCTTCATACAATTTTTCACCAAGATCTTCAACAAGACTTGGGTTATCGATTAATCTTTTAATATGTTGGGTCCATTGTTTGTGGTTTTTACTTGACTCAACCAATAAAGAGTTACCTTTTGTGTTAAACCCACCACCCTTTTCAATTGCAGAGACCAAATCAATTGTATATGGCCCGTAATTCTGAGCAATTATAGCTTTTTTATGAAATCCAGCTTCAATTACCTTTAATTGAGACTTGTATCTATTAAAAGGGCTATCATTTAATGGTGCTAATGCAACATCAAATTCGTTATAACCTTTTGCGTATGTATCGATTGATTTAGTCCATATCCTTCTATACGGCATATTTTTATCATCATAATTTAACGTCTGGTCAAATTTTAATAAATGTTTGATATATTCTTGATCTTTAATTGTTTTAAAATGATCTGTTAGGAATACCTCGTACATAAACCAAGTTGTTTCAACAGGTTGCATTTGTCTTTCCATCATTTCACCTGTTTGAGGGTTTTGAGCCCTAACAGTACCCCTTGTATCGTAACCGCACAACACAATTTGCATCTTATCACCATACTCATTTGATCTTTGAGGTATACCTTTTAATAATTCAATATCTTTAACGTGTGATGAACCACCTAACCAACCAAATCTTAATCTTTCTGACTCACTTGGTTTTGGTTTAAATTGTGTTTCATTTGGGTTTATTGCATTAGCCAAAATAACACATTTTTTGTTGTATTTTAAAACTTCTGTTTGTAGGAAATGTGTTGATACCGTTACCAAATCAGCCTCTTTAACAATATTGATTGTGTGAAGAGGGATTTCATTCTTTTTTGATGTTTGGTATAAACCATGTGATGGGTCTAAATTCCAGTGATCATCTAAATCGATGATAACTTTACCACCAAACGATTTAATTTTTTTAATAATCTCAACACCTTGTAAATAATTACCACCTGGGGCTCTATGGAAAAAGAATAACTGAAATTTTTTCAAATAGTTATCATCATTAAAATTAACGTTTTCATTAATTTCAACAAAAAAATCTTCAGGGTTATTATTCTGTAAAGTTACGTGGGGATCTACGCATCTATATTTACCCGAACCAGCTCGGTCATTTGGTTGTACTAGTATATTAATTTTACTCATAGATTCATTATGTTTCCATAATAATAGTAAAAATTAACCAAAAATCAAAATATATTAGGAAATTTATTTTGGTACAACAACCCCTCTTTTACTCACAACATCAGAAGCTTTTGTGTTAGCAAAGTATATTGACATCTTAATGTCCTTAGTCTCATGATATTTTAAAATAAATGACGCTGTGAAGGTATCACCAGCCCCACTAACATCTATAGTATCTCTTGGTGATGGTGATGGGTATACGTCACCTTTATATTCAGCACCTTTTTTACCTAAAGTTGTTATAATATTCAAATCACAAATCAAAGCCTCTTTTTGTTGTAATCGTTCGGTTTTATTTAATTTAATAAACGTAAAATCTTTAAATATTGGTAACATAAGTCTTTTACTATCAAGTATTGAACATGCTGAGTGGTGAGCTATGTTAGCTAAAACTTCATTTGATAAAAAACCTTTATTGTAGTCACTAACAATTACAATATCAGCTAATAATAACTCATCAATTAATTCTTGTGTTAATTCTAAGGGTTTTATATTATCCTCACCCTCATCAACACGAATAATCATTTGATTGCTTTGTTCATCAACAAACCTTGTTTTAACAATCTTACTATCCTGGTGAATAAATGTTATATCACAATCATTTCTAAGCGCTTTTATGTTTTCCACAACATTACCAGCCATCCCAGGGTTTTTAGTTATTTTATAAGGGTTTAATATTGGTACTGGTGCCTCTGGGCATAACCTACTAACACTACCATATATAAATTTATCAGTACAGTTTTCGCCAATAACCACAATTTTTATCTTATCCATATGACAAATATACAAAAAAAATGGGGAATATCAAATTCCCCATTATTAGTTTTTTGTTAAAATTTTAACGATTAATCTTTTTTATCGTTAACAATTTCGTCAAATTTACCGTCTTTAGCCGCTTCAACAAAGTCAGCAAATTGGTTTTTAGTCCATGTTGTTATACCTTCTGGCCCTTCTTTATCACCCAATACGATTGCGTTTTCTTGAACCTCAATAACTGGACAGCATTTGTTTTTACAAAATTTAATTACGTGCATGTTCTTATTTTTTGTTTTTTTCTACAATTGACCAGATACCACCGATCAAAGTTATTGTCGCACCAACAAGCTCTTGTGATAAAGCTTCGTTGGCTAAACCATTAGTGATTAAAACACCACCAATAAATGTTAATACGTGACGTATAACACCTAATAATTGTTCTTTTTTCATAGTTTTTACTTTTTAGTTGTTTTATTATTATTTTCTTTCAAAACGTTTAATTTACCACCAAATATTTTATCACCTATTTTAATTTGAAAATTTTCATCAATACTTGTTTTTTTAGCTTGTTCCTCTAGTACCGTTTCAACGGTTTTTTTAATGATATATTCAATTAATTCCTTATCCATCGTTAAAGCTGGTGCGGATTGTGTTGGTGCGGCAGGTCTTGATTGTACCATCTCCTCAATTTGTTTCATTTTAGGTTGCGCTTTAGCAACTTGTTCCATTAAATTATCCATCCCAACAGGCATTGTGGGGTCAACAATCGGATTTTCCATAAACGACTGTAGTATTTCTTTAGGCATTTTTGAGGTTGATAAATTTTTCATTGTATTTTTTGGTATGTTACCAGCAGCATTTCTTGTTCTAGCGGCAACTTGTTCCTCAGTTAAGTACTCTGGTTCACGCTCCTGATAATTATCAGAATAAATTTCTCTTGACACAGGCATAGAACCCATACCCCTATCTTGAGCCATTTTACCACCAGTATTGGCTTCAACTTTTTCCATTACCATTCTTGCTTTAGCAATTCCTTGCGCTAATAAAGCTGCTTTATCTTGATTATCCATATATATTATAAATCCATTTTAAGAATCCAGAACTATGTTCAGCTATTGGTTCCTTATCATTTGGGTTCTCAGGGACATTTTGTCCTTGAGGTTGTCCTTGAGCTTGGGGTTCCACTGGTTTTTGTTCTGGTTTATTTTCAGGTCTTTTTTTGTTTATGTCTATTTTAATTTCTGGTTTATCGTTAACCATTTTTTTATCCCCACTTAAATTAAAACCAGATCCATCTGGTTTTTCGAAATAACCATACTTTTGTAAAATGTATGCCTTATTATCGCCATTCAATAGGGTTATATTATTCATTTCATCTACTAAAAATGTTTTCCACGCTCTATTATTAGTGTTGCTAGTTCCACTTTTTTGATAAGCTCTTAACATCCATCTATTACCTTCACCTTTGCTTTTACCTAAATCTGTTGGTTGAGCAAATCTCCAGTTCTGTTTGGTGTATTTCTTATTATTAGGATCGCTAACTTTAACACCTCTATACCAAAACGAAATTTCTACCTTATCTTCAATCGCTTGACGTAATAAGGACAATTTTTCATTTTCGTTTTGTTCAATAATAAGCATAAATAAAAAAAATTAAACTACAGATGGGTCTGGATATGTATTAGTATCTTTATAATTGTTAACAGCAACCAATTTTGATCTTTCTTCAACATCGGTAGTGTTACCAATATCACCCTTACCTTTAGCGTCACCACTAAGTGCGTTAGGGTTTGTTGAGCTATACTCAAAAGAATTTGGTTTATATTCGTTGATTGGGACTAATTTACCCTCTCTTTCTTCAAAAGCAACTTGTCTTAATTGCTCTGATGCTGGTACTTTTAAAATGTTATCTGCCATGATTAGATTTTATTTATTAAATTTTTTATTCTAGTTATATCTTCAAGTAATGCGCTATTAAACATTATGTCTGGCGTATCCATTACGTTATTTGGTAAATCAGTATTAAAATCATCCCCTTCAGAATCTTTTCTAAATTGACCATCCATACCTGCATTTGTTCTAGCAACTTTATTACCTTCAACTCTTTCTCTTTCTCTTTTTATAAGGTCTTGAACCCAAGTATTCATAACTTTACCACCATGTAAATCAAACTCAACATTATTTATATTGTTGGTGTCTAATGTATCAAAATAGTTTTTAATGTTAACTAAATTAACAAACGGCTGGTTTGGGTTATTAACAATATGATTTGCCCTTTTATAACCTTTAGCTGTTTTATTATCCTCACCATGTTTATTTAAAGCGTGCTTTACATAAACCAATACTTCTTCAGGTACTTCATAAAAATTACCTAAAAGTTTTGAGTTTTCTTCACTTATGTTATCCATTTTTTAATGAGTTTTCAAAATAAGATAATAATATTTTTTTCTCACCTTCATTTAGGTTTTCTTTAAAGAATTCGAGTATTTTATCAAATTTATCAAAAAGTAATTTTTCTTTATCTTTGATTTCTTCGATAGTTGTTGGCATATCTCTAGATATAAGATAGTCATCATCTTTTCTTTTGGAAAGAAGGTCTTCAAGCATTTTAAATGCTTTTTCTTTTGCAATCTCTTTTAATTTGTCTTTTGGGTCAATTACAGGTTTAACATCTTTTCTTTGTTTTACTTCTGTAAAATAATCTTCAAAAGTGTGTTCCATACCCTTTTTCCCTAAAAATTCATAGAATTTTTTAGGATCGCTTTTACAATAATCCGCTTCATTATTAAAAGGTAATACAGATTCACCGTAATATCTTCTGTAATTCTGAAAAACAAACGGTTGTCTAGTTTTTAAGATAGCGGCATCGGTTGTATCATGACTGGTGTTAACATAATCAATGTATTTTTTATCACCACTGATTATATCACCGTCTTGATCAATAAATTCTTTTATGTTATTACTTTGTGACATTCGATATTTTAACTATAAATATCGGTGATTTAGGTAATATTTCAACTAAACCGTAAATTCTTCGTCCAAACCTGGTATTTTGAATGTTATTTGATCTGAAAACCAATAATCTGATTCATATTCCATTTTAGCCCAGAATTCTTTTTCCATTGGAGATGGTGTAAAAAATTCTTCTAATGTATCCTGATCTTCGATATCTGTTGGTTGGTCATTTACCAAATCTAATTCAGATCTTAGGAACATTGTTCTTTCACCAGATTTTTTAATAAGAATTTTATCTCTAACCTCAAGAGAAAATGCAACTAATAACGGTTCAACTTTTTTATTTAAAGCTTCCAAATATTTAGGTACATTATATTCACCAATATAATCTGGTTTGTTTTCAATGATATCATTTGGTACCAATGTTGCGTACATTTCACCATTTTTATCTTCTTGGGCATCCCCATGTGATTTTGTTTTACCGTTATTAACATAATAAATGGTATCACCAAGATTAACATCAAGATTATGTTTAATAGCCAATTCCATGTGTGCTTGTTTAGCTAATTGTCTACCGTTTTTGTCACCACCACGATTTATGTAACCGTTTATTGATTTCTTAACCCTAGCTTTTGTTGCAATCTTAGCCAACGGTATTTGTTTATTACACACCTTTTCAGCGTATTCGTAGTAATATTGAACAAAATCATAACCATAACCATTCAATAACATTTTCATACCTTTAGCCAAAAACTCTTCAATATAAACAGGCATAGCTTTTGATTTAATACTATTACCAGTTAAGCTGATTGACCCATCATCCTCTAATAAAGCGTAGTTTTTTCTTGATAGGTTTATGGTTGCTGGCCAAATACCATCCAAACCAAGGCCCATCTCACCACGCATGTACGTATCGTTAAATTCAGCGACTATAGCTTTAACACCTGTATATTCTTTACCAGCTTCCACCTCATCGTTTAACCCTTTACCAATATATGTATAGTGCTCACCGTTTTTAGGGGCCATAAAGTTTACACCATCTGTATCAAGTACCAAAGGCGTGTAACCACGTTTAACAAAAAATGTAACCATCAACCTAAGATATTGTCTTGCCGTACATGTAATACGTTCACTGACATCGATTTCAGCCCATTGGAATGCCATTGGTGCTCCAAGGGCACCGAACATCGAGTTAATAAAGATCTTAAGTGGTAACTGTTTACGTTTATATTTGTCAGCTAATTGGTAATTACCTTCTTTTTTGTACTTGTCAGATAATCTCTTAGCGTTAAAACGTTCAGTGTGGAAATACTTTAACATCGATTTCATGGCACCGTTAACATCAACACTTGGGAATACATCATGAGCCAACTGAATAGCTGGATAAAGTGAGTTGTAGTCCATCTTTCTTAGAGTGGTTGAATAACCTACCTTAAATAATCTTGATAAACCACCTGTATAATCTCTTTTTGTGTCGGATACTGGTATAGCCAAATCATTCTCAAAAGAATAAGCCATCATTAATAACTTCCACAAACCAGCGGTACCCATTGTTGAAACCCTTTGGTATGTTGTTGGTACCAATTTAGCTAATAAGAATGATGATTGGTTGTAAACGGCATCAACTTCCATCGTTTCCCATAAGTCATCAACCAAGTAACGCTCGACAATGTATTTACCATCAACTTCCTGAAAAGAGTTAATATAATCACGTAATGCACGTAATAAACCCACTAAATATTTGAAAGTTTTTGGTGCTCTCATATCTAATTGAGCCAAACCTGTACCAATACCCATTTTAGGGAACACAATAGTTTTACCCTCTTTAATCTTTTCAATTACCTGATTAATATCAGCATCAATATATTTTTTAAGATTATCAAAATCTTTGTCATTAAAATAAGACTCTTGATTCGATTCTGGTGAATGTTTAGTTACAATACCAATAACATTTGGTTCGCCACGCATTTCTTTTGCCTGACCACCAAGTCCTTGTCTAAGCATGTTATCACCAAAAACAAATACTTTATCTGGATTAGCTTGGACATCTTCTCTACGGATATAATCCATAAACTCTAAAGCTGGTTTTGTTTTTGTATACGCACCAGTTCTGTCATCAAAATAGAACTTATCCTTTGAATACCACGTGTTACCAATCTTATCACCAACGATGTAAACACGATTCTTTTTTGCAATCTTATTATACTTACAAACGTACTTTAAACCAACCGATTTCATACTTGAATCAATTGCTTGTGCACGTCTAGCTGAGTGAATGATATCAATAATACTATAACCAAACATATTAGTTTGGGTGTATTCCTCTACTTCATTACCAAGTTTAAGAATACTTTTCTCTTTTCTTTGGATAAGTTCACCTGGTTTAAGTGTTATAGCGATGTCTTGAATATCTAATCCAAGTTTTTGGCAACGGACAAAAAAGAAATCCCAGTCAAAGTTAGCGCTATTATAACCAGCGATGATTGTTGGTTTAATTTTATTGATAACCTCAAAGAATTTTGTGATTGCTTGTCTTTCGGATTCATCATCATCTTCAACAGGTATAATTTCTTTAGCACCTTTATTCGTATATATACCGATCAAGAATATCCTATTAATATTTGGATCTAAACCAGTTGTCTCTAAGTCAAATACAAATTTATGAATATCATCATATTCTTCAAAACCTTTAAACAAACGTTTACCTGTGTGTATAAAATATTGTTCAACAGGTGATATCATCAAAAAGTGTGATCTAATATCATTTCTTGTATCATAGACATAGATACCGCCTTCTCTGAAGAAATCTAACATTCTTTTATTACCTTGATTGCAGGTAACTAAATACCTATAACCCTCTAGTAATTTAGGGTGGTCACCACCCAAAGACTTGATTTCAATACCAAACCTTTGTCTAGCGGATTTAATCTTCGAATCACTGTTACCGTAAAAATTGGTTAATTCCTTAACCTTATTAAGGTTTTTAATCCACATAAAAGCCAATAATGGTTCTGTCTCAACGCAGCTACCTTTTTCAGGGTCTTGTTTAATTTTATGGATTAAATTTGTTTCAGCGTCATACTCAACATTCACGATGTATTTTTCATCATCGTGTCCATTTAAAAACTTTTCTATTTCTTCAAGGGATATTTTGTATTCGGCCATAAATCATTATTTTGGCACAAATATAAGTATAAAACCCAAAAAAACAAAAAAAAATTAAATAATATCTGTTTTTACGAATGAATCGAGGATGTGTATGTATAATTCCTCTTGGATTGGCGCTATTAATTCACCATAAACTTCTGTGGGGTTAGCTAGATCAAACAAGGTTAATTTAAACTCACCAAGAAACACTCCAGGTTTGTCTGTATCGTCTTTTGTAAATTGGTATGTTATGATGTAGTTTTTGTAACCATTTTCGTCACAAGGATTTTCAAGTACAACATTTGCAGCTTTATTTGCAACTTTGTATATACCAGTTTTTTCATCTTTCATGGCAAACGTTACCACGCAATTTTCAATTAACTCTTCGAAACGTCTGAAATCGTTGCGTCCATCTCTGAAAACTTTCATTTTCAAAATGGGTAATGTTGCGTTTTGTCTTATACTGAATATCATTAGAATAGATTTTTTATAAATATTTGTCTTCCACCTTTTATTATTGGTAAATTATACATGCCCGCAATATTTCTAAGTTCTTTTTTAACTTCAACAGTATACAAAGGTACACAATACATTTTAAATGACTTAACACCACCTAAAAATGTTCCAGCAAAAAATTTCTCTAAAACGGTACCAAGTACTTTTGTTTTATCAAACACTACCGCATCAATTAAACTTTGAGTACCACCACCAAATGAGATATTAAACGGAACACCTTCTTGGTATTTTGCGTCAGTATCTAATTCATGGGGTATAACTTCAACAAATTTTTTGTTTCTAAAAACTAGAAATCCGTTTAGATAGATTGAGAAAGTACCTTTTTTATAGTCACCGTATTTTAATTGACAATTATCACCATAAGCAAAATCTCTTTCAAAAACACCAGTTATATTTAAAAATTTATTTTCAGTAACATTAATAACTGGGTTTTTTGTGTAACATTCCTCAATTGTAAAATATTTGGTTACGATAAGAGCTCTTGTGTAATTAACACAAGGATCATCTGGTTCCATTATAAACGAGTTGTTTGTTATACCACTAACTTCTTGAGTCGATCCAGTGTGGCATATGTCAGTTGGGTATATTGTTCTATAACCAATTCTACCATCATTGGTAACTCTTATACCAAACGCATTATAAGTTAAATCACTATATTCTTGATGATATTGTAGTGGTTGTGAGTCAACTGTATAATTTCTACCAGTATACATTAAACCGTTATAGTAATTAAAATAACCAATATAATTTGTTAAACCGTCCAAACTTATTAAATTATTATATGTGAATAGGTTTGGTGTGTTTAACGGTAAGATTTCATAATTATCCTCAAATTTTTGTATTTCAATATCAGTTTTATCAGCAAATTTATTTTCAGCTCTTGCTCCTAAATAAAAAATAAAACCGCTATTATTTGGGTAAACCTCGTTCAAAGTTATACAACTACCTGATGATCCACTAGAACCAGATGTTCCTAAGGTACCATTGGAGCCATTAGATCCTGAAGAACCGTTAGACCCTGAAGAACCAGATGTTCCAGATGTACCACTAGTTCCAGTTGACCCTGTTACGTCCATAGGAAAATGAACAACCATGTCAACGGTCCAACCCTTTTTAGCTCTAGATGGAAACCATTCAACGTTTTGCCCAAATATTTTATAGAAACCTTGGTAAAAACCACCATTTAATTTATTGTAGTAAACGCCATTATCAATATTTAAATGGTCAATCTCATAACAATAATTACCGCTATAACCAGATATTTCGTGAAAACAAAATGTATCCCCAGTTTCAACCACATAAGTTAAATTTTTATCAACGTCAATAACAATATCTTGATTAACCGTATATCCTATTGTATCACCAGTAAAATTATTAATGTTAGATATTTCACCATTATATATAAAAAAGTTATCGTAACCAGTAAGGGTGATATTTTTTAATTCAACTTCTTCTGTTTGAACACTCCCAGGTATTGAACATAGATCTTCAGTAATGTTAATGTTTATTAAATTACATTCATTATAATCACGATAAAAATCACGACAATCTTTTGTGACAACTAAATCAAAATAATCACTATTATCCAGGGCTGTATAAAACATTATATAATTTTAATTGGTTTTTGGAATGCTCTAAATTTAAGAGCTTTGTTAATTTCTTCAGCCTCAGAAGACATTCTTTTAAGAATTTCCAATGGGTTTAGTTTAAGCATTCTATCCTCTAATTCTTTTTTAAGTGTGACCATTTCATCTTTACCCTCGGATAAAAGAGATTGGTATTCAATTTCCATATTTGCATCTGGAACTGGTATTTTACCACCAAAAGTACCCCTTACTCTACCTAAAGTTTCTTTACATAAAGCAATAAAATATCTTCTGATCCAAACTTTAGCAGGGTCATTTAAGTCATCAAACGTAATGTCATCTAAAGGAACGTCCATTGGAGATTTAATAATGTCTTTGTTTTTTGCTAAACAATCATCTTTAATTAATGGGTTGATGTCGTAGTACCAATACCAACATTTACCTTGGTCAAGCATTGAACCCCTGAAATCAAACTTACCACCAGGTGTGTTCATTAGATGAAGATATTTTTTACCATCTGGTGCATTTGTGATTTTATAAATCAATTCTGAACGGATCATTCTGTTTTTAAGGTTTCTATCAGTTGTTCTCATTAAAATATCAAAAGCTGGAAGAATATAGTAACTACCTAATCCCATGTATTCGGCACCAAACTGATTGTTCCAAACACCCAAGAATGGGTCAATAACAGATTGGTCCAAAGATGCTGGCGTAAACCACAATACCTCATTTATCTCTCTGTTTGCTGGAATCTCATACATTTGTTGACCTTTAACTAATTCAACGTAATCTTTTTTAAGCACATAACCACCTTCACCAGCACCTAAACCAACAATTTTTGAGTAGGAGTAAGTATATTGGGTAACCAAATCAAAAGTTCTATAAATAAAAGCTCTTGTCAAATCAGCCTCACTAATACTTAGACCAATCAAACTAGGCCATTGGTGTTCAATTAACCAGTTATTTATAAACTCAACATAGTCTTCCGTAGCGATTTCAAGAAGTGAGTCCATTTGTTCATCCTCTAATTGAATCTTTCTAATAGGAGCACCAAGCCTGTGTTTGGCTTGTTTGTATATTTTTTGCTTTTCGGTTGGATTTATTCTCATTTGCTTAATATTTATAATAAATACTTTTAAATACGGGAATATTATGGCTAATAACAAATTTAATAACGCAATACTCAGAACAAAAGAATTATTTGCTTTTCGTTTAAATGAGTCTACAAATATATCTGAGGTTGATTGGGAAAAGGATTTCAGTGATGTTAAAAAAAGCTGCTTATCCCCAGAATCTGTTGTTAGTATGTTAAACTCACAGTTAGATAGATTAGGTAAACCATCAAAAGATAGAGAGAAGATAAGTGCAAATGAACCAATCATAAGTGGTAAAAATATACCAACGGATAGTGAAGGTGAAATTGACATTGACCATTTTATTAGACAAATTACAGCGTTACCAAAACAAATATTTGATAGAAACCCTAAAATGGAAAAAAGTGACAGGGGTGGTTTGCAATATACCGTTAATACAGGTATACCAGCATTAAGAAGTATTCTTTATGATAAAGAGCAAGGTAAATTTTATACAATTAATACTTGCCCTGGTGCTGGCACGTGTGCGATTGACTGTTACGCTAGAAAAGGTTTTTATATCATGAATGATGGTAAGAACCTAAAATACACCCAAAGACTTAATTTATTATTAAACGATCCTGAAATGTATGAAAACATCATAATGGATGAATTAGATCCGTTAGCATACAGTTTGAAAAGACAATCAAACAAAGAAAAGGTTGAAATTAAAATGATTTTAAGATGGAATGATGCTGGTGATTTTTTCGCTAAAAAATATTATGACATCGCAATTAGTGTTACAAACCAATTACTTAAAGCTGGTTATAACGTTGAGTCTTATGCATATACAAAGATGGGTGATATAGCTAACATAGCGGATCCAAACTTTGTTATGAATTTTTCGGATGATGCGAATAAAAAAGAAACAGCTAAAGTTAATACAGACACAGCCAAAATTTCTAAGATAGTACCAAAAGAGTTATTTAAAGATATCTTTAAAAAAGAAGGCCCTCATTATGTTAAGGATGAAAAAGAAAAGGCAACCTTTATCGATAATGAGGCTAAAGAAACGCTAAAAAATCGTGTTAGTATTAAATATAACATACCATACGAATCAATTGTTTATACTGATGAATTACCAGCGACACAGGGTGAACCTTTAAAATACAATGTTATTGTATTACCTACTGGTGACAGTGACATCGGAGCACAAAGAAAAGATGTTAAAGGTAGTTACTTACTACAACATTAACGTCTAAGGTGCATAATAACCTCTTTACCAACAGAAATTTGTTCTTCTGAAGGGTTATCTCCCATAATAGTACTGATTATCTTCATCTTACTTTGAAGCGCTTTATACATAATCATGTCTAAAGTATCCGCAAACAATGGGTAGATAATGTGAACTTGGTTTTGTTGGCCAATTCTATGGGCTCTATCTTCAGCTTGCATGTGGTTAGCTGGTGTCCAATCCAAATCATTGAATATTACAACACTACTTTCAGTAAGTGTCAAACCAACCCCAGCAGCGACAATATTACCTAAAAAAACTTTAACCTTATCATCGTTTTGAAATGATTCAACAGCCTGTTGTCTTTTTTCTTTTGAAACAGAACCATCAATCATTACCGATTTTTTACCGAAATGAGCTTGCAATTCCTTAATTGTATTTGTAAAACAACTAAAGATGATAACTTTTTGATCATTCTCAAGCATTTCTTCAGCCATTTCAATGGTGTGTGCTATCTTATCGTAAGACAACAATTGTCTAACCTTGATAAGTTTTGTTAAATGATCTGTTACAGTAGGTTTTTCGCCAGCCGCTTCCATTTCCTCAATCCAAGCTTCATATTCATCAATATAAGCGTTGTAGCTGGTTGAGAATTCCAATGGTAGGTATACAGGTTTGATAGTCTTTTGTGGTAAATCAATGGAATCGTTTTTAGTTCTTCTCAAAATAACATCAGAAGAAAAATCTTTTAATTCTTCTAGATTTGACGATCCTGAACAAACCCAATACTTTTGTTTGGTACCTTTGCGGTTAAATTGTCTACCAGCACAATATCTTTTAACATAACCAACCCAATTAGATGCCACAGGTGATTCACACAAATACAAAAGATTATAAAAATCGATTGGTTTATTTGTGATTGGGGTACCTGTTAATAACCATCTTACTGGTACTTTCATAGCAAAATCATTAAAGATTTTTGTTCTATTTGACGCAGCGTTTTTAAGATAGTGAGCCTCATCAGCAATAATTAAATCAAACTTATGATAATCAATTGGTGATACAGGTAGATCAGCTGTTTTAACACCACGTCTAGGTAAATGGTGAAAGTTCTTAAGAATATCGTAATTTACAATTGTCCATTTTTTTACAGTAAGATTACTACCATCAACAACACTGATGTTATCTGGTGAGTCGTAGTTTGAAATCTCAATTTTCCAGTTAAGTTTAAGTGATGCTGGGCAAACAACTAATATTTTTTTAAATTGACCTTCCATAGCCGCAATAATAGCGGATGTGGTTTTACCAAGGCCCATTTCATCTGCCAGGATAAATTTATCGTTTGTCAATAATTTTTTAATAGCTGTTATCTGGTGAGGTTTTGGGTCCCTTTCGTATTTTGTTGGGTCGATTTCTGGTTCAGGGCGACTAACCTTTACACATTCTTTTGATATGTAAAAAGTGTAATATTTGTCGCAACCTTCTTCAAAACAACCGTAAACGTGTAAAAAATTCTCTTTTCTGCTAAGTAATTTATTAATGAATATTTTTTCTGGTATAAAATCTAACTTTAGTTGTTCAGCAATGAAAGGTCTACAAGACTTACTAATATCAAATAGTTTATTAACAACAACTGGATCAACATTACCATTTCTAATAATATAGTCGCTTTGGTTTTTTGTGGGTATAAAACTTTTACTTGTAAAGTAAGTATTTTGTATACCTAATATATAATCGTTTAAACCTTTATATGTTTTTAGTATATCCAGGGCTCTCTTTTCTATTGGTAATTGCATTTATGTTTGTTTTCCCTTAATTTATTATTACTCAATAATAATAAATTTTTAGGACAAAGTCAATTCATTAATAAATCAAACTATTTATATGAAAACAGCAATGGAAAGAAAAACTAGAATACCAAATACAAGGTTGAATAGGTTTTATGACGAAGAAGATTTTCAACTTGAGCTTGATATGGCAACAGAACTAATCGAGGGGGATATGAATTTTACTGTTGTTTTGTTTAGAGTTGACAGAGTTAACACGCAAATGGATGATGTTTACGGTGAAAGTAATGTAAATGATATCAGATTTTTAGCACCTGTTGAGTTAAAGGTTATACTTAATCTTGAAAACGGTGAGAATAAATCATATTCACCAAACGGTAATTTAAGGTACCAAGATTATGGAAATCTTGAATTTACAGTTTTACAAAAGCAACTGGATGAAAAAAACACTGAAATAAGTTATGGTGATATTGTTGGTTATTCAGACAAACAAAGCAATCTCAAATATTTCACAGTTTTTGATGATGACACCGTAAATACTGATAACCCAAGTACCCAATTTGGTTACTCTGGTTATTTTAGAAGAATAAAATGTACAAACGTGGATCCTAACATATTTAAAGGAGTATAATAATCATGGCTTTACCAGGTTCATTTAAAAAGAAGATCAATCTTACACAGCAACGTGCTAACATCGAGTATCCTTACTCAATGCAAAGTGGTGCGGCTGAAAATATGAAGGATATGATTATCGATAAAGATACTTATTTACCAAAAGGTGTAATGCATGTTGATTTAGATAGGGGTTTTAAAGACTTTATTACTAATGAACTAGCTATTTCACTTGACGGTGAAAAAGTACCTGTTTTTATGATGGGTATACAAAAATGGAATGAGTTTTCACAAACATGGAAATTTTCGGATGAGTATAAAAACTTAAAGATTCCGTTTATTAATATTGTTAGAAATCCAGATACAAAATACGGGACAAACCCATCTTTGATTTATAATATACCTACAGGTAGACATTACACGTATGCGGAAGTTCCAACTTGGGACGGTAATAAAATGGGTGTCGATGTTTATAAAATACCACAACCAATACCTGTTGATATAACTTATGATGTTAGAATTTTTGCTTATAGACAACAAGAACTTAATAAATTTAACGCAACCGTTTTAAAAAATTTCCAAAGCAGACAAGCTTATACGGTGGTTAACGGGCATTACATTCCAATTGTTTTAGAAGATTCTTCAGATGAAAGTCAAGTGACTGATCTTAACAATAAAAGGTTTTACGTGCAATTGTACAATTTTAATTTACAAGGATTTTTATCAGATCCAGACGATTATATTGTGACACCAGCGATTAGCAGAACTTTTACAATAACAGAAAATATTTAAAAATAAAGAAAGAATTTTAAAAATGAACTGATATTCTGGTTTTTTGGTAAAAAATCTGATATTTATGAATAAGATAAAATTAAATAAATAAAATTAACTAAATATG